TAGTAATGTCTCCACAAATCATTTTTGTATTTGGGTGCATTACTTTATAAAATTCTGCTCGATCTTCGAGCAATTCGTTTGCAACAACGATTTCAATTCCAATGTCTTTCAGGTAGGTTTCACCAATACCAACATTAGAAAATAGACTTAAACCTTTCATTTACCCCTCCTTCATGAACTTTCTAAGATCTACTAACGACATATTAAATTGCATGTAATGATAAGATGCTCCTGTGCCAGAACCTTTCATTTGCAAAGTTATGGGGCCTATTTCAATCACGGTGCCTGATTTTCTAAGCTTTACTTCTGCATTTGTAGCAATCTTATCAATAATATCTGAAATAGCGAACTTTTCAATGCTATTCAAATCATTCTTTTTGGCTGCAAACATGATAGTATCTGCGATTGTCTCAGGATGCTTAGTTGGATTATTGAATCCGGTCGATAGAACAAACTCGCTAATCTGTCTTTTGTTCTGATCAATCCAAATCAGAAAATCTTTAAATTGTGGGATATTTGACCCGGAAACACGGCACCGCCTTACTTCGTCTTTTGCATTAAGATTGGTATATTTGATACCCCACTTATTGCATAGATTTTTAAATTGTGGATTGCTTTTATACCCTTCTTTTGTCGAAAGAAGTGGATCGTTGCCAAAAAACGGATTCATAACATCCATAATTTGTTGTGATATTTCGAATAGTTTGCTAAAACGGTTCACTGAGCCGATCTGGAGTTGAACTGACATTCTCTCATTTTTTGGGTTTTTTAGAGAAATATTCTCGGTAACATTTCGTTGATTAACTTTCCTAACAGAAATAAGGTCTGTTTTAGGGGTTGTTTTCCGCTCATTGAAAATATCAATTCCCCATGCTACCTCTTTTCCGGAAATAGACTCTCGAAGTCTTTGTTCAAACAAAAAGCCTTCTTTTCTGCCTCGCTCTCCACCTGTTTGCCTAGCATCGGTAGACATCACTAACCTCCTTTTTACTCTTACATATTATCAAAAAACATCGATAATGTCAAGGATTTTAAAACAAAAAAAGGCAGACTTTTTCCGGTCTGCCAGCGGATCAAACTAACTCTTACTTACCGGCGAGGAGTTCGTTATAGGCATCATCTACAGGATTGGAGCCGTATCGTGTAGTTTCGCGAGAAGAGCCTTCTGCGGAGCCATCACTTGATAGTTGCTCGTTCAAGATGGCTTCTACTTCGGCAGAAGTATAGCGCTTGAAGAGAGTATCAAAGTCAGGCATAGAACCCAATAGTGTCTCAGTCTCACCGCGAGAGTCGGTTAGAGGGGAGGTGTTGCGACTCATCTTGAGAGTAGTTTGTGGGAAAGCACCGGGCTTTGTTGGCTTTGTGTAGGTCAACTTGATGTCAGTGCCGTGGTTTTCATCAGAAATATCACCGTAATCAGGGTCAAGGATGTATCCAAGAAGCATTTCATAAGCCTTCTTTCCGTATCCATATACCTTTACTCCTTCGCTTTCCTGACCGCGAACGACAATTGGCGAGAAATAACGGGTACGAACGAAAAGGGACTTTGCGAGGTTCTTGGTTTCGTCGTCGTTGTTTTCAGAACCATCGCGCCATAGTTGGGATGCGAAGTCACAGATAGCGCAAGACTCTCCAAAGTTCTTCTTAGGACAAAGAACACCACCCTTGTGTTCACCTACATTGTAATGGAAAAACATTTCCTTTAGCGGGTCGCCATCGCGAGCCGGAACAATCCGAATATTGGTTTCGCCCTCTTCGGGTTTAAACCAGACAGAAGTCTCCGAGGAAGTTCCACGGGTATCGCCTCGTAGTGCTGCGAGCTTCTGTCGCATAAGATCCATATTAATTGCCATGTTACTTTTCTCCTTTTGTTGTTAAAGTATACCAAGCTTTCCTTAGCATCTACCATTCTACTATACTTGCCGTATCATGTCAAGTATTATTTTGTGTTGCGTTTGTGTGGGCAACGCAGAACCCAAAGTCAGATTTTAAATCTGTTTCATAAATAGAGTACGAAATATTGCGAAAAGCATTTCGCGGTTTGGTTTTTAGAATGTCTACATACTTTTTATGTATTTTTCCGTCTGTTTCCAACTTCTCCTTGTTTATGCATAAATAATAGCAGAGATCTCTCTGATTGTCAAGATCAAAGAACCACTTTTCTTCAAGATTCTGCATATTTAGTGCTCCAACCGAGCGAATCCGGCAAACATTTGCTGGCTTTGTCTGAACTCCAATTTCCGGCTCGTTGTGCGAAAAATAATTCAAATAATGAATGGACGAAAAGATAGTTTGGTTCAGGGTATCGTAATATTTTTTAATTGGGACATCTCCCAAGACACTTTCCAAGTTTTTGTTAGATATAAGGGTAATGGAGTTAATAAGCCCAGAACGAGCATATTCCTGTAAGACCCCAAATGCGGCATTTTCTACCAGTTTTGGCACCCCAGATACTAAATCTGTGTCTGGTTTGATGTAAAACAAGTCAATATTCTTATTTTTTATTTGTTCTAATACACCTAACGAGTAATTTGAACTCATCGATGAGCCAACGACAAAAAACTGGATATTTTCGTCTATGTTCTCGAATAAGTTGGTTAGATCAGGAATATTATTTTCATATTCTTCTGGATTTTGGAAAGATTTGAGGACAAAATTATTTTTGCCCTCGGCAACCTTTGAGCCGAGAAGAAAAACATTATAATTTGGGCTGGTAGAAAATTTTTCTGCTATTACTGAAGCAGCATTGCCCAAGCCTACAACTGATATCAACCTACACCTCTATTGTTTTATTTCTTTCAAGTCAAAATAATTCTTTCCGACACTTATGTTTGACTTGAACCCACCAGACTCAAATATATTTTTTATTTTTGGTATTAAGTCTCTGTCTTCATGAGCGAAGTCAATAGCTATCTCATCGTGAATAAAAAATGAAATGTAAGATCTTCTGTCTTTTAGAAGTTCATCAATCTCAATAGCCCGATCAAGAATTCTATCGTTGGTTGTGCTCTGTACTAAATAGGACAAGGCTCGCCTTTCATCCACATTTATTTTTCGTCGGTATGGGTTCGAAATCACACCATTTTTATACCATTTATCCAGAATATTGTCTCTGTTGTATCGAGGGTTTTGTACGATGTCTGACTCTGGATTGAAGAGCCAAGCAAAGAATTTTACTTTTGCTTCTTCTCTCGTACAAGAGCCACCAAACAGGTTTTCAACATTCCATTCATGGACATCGCCTTCTGGTTGCTTTTCGCCGATCAAATTAATAAAAGTTCTTACATCGGCACTATTATAATCCAGTTGGACAAACCAGTCATTATTAGGCTTTATAAGCCTTCTAAACTTTTTCTTGATAGTCAGTATGGGAAAACTTTTTTTATTCGTTGTGAGCCGTCCTGTGGCCGCTCCAAACAGGTTATAATCCACATATCTGGTCTGCAAAAGCTCTGCTACTTTTTGCCTGTCTTTTTCTTTGATTTGTAGCTCCCGGCAATCATGAACGTCAAGATTCAACTCCTTATATTTAATTTTGTGCAATAACTTAAATGACTCGCTCAAAAGTTCGTAGTTCTTTGGCTTTTCACAAGTCTGGAATACATGTTCTGTGATTTTATTACGGATCTCACAGAACTGCATAAGAAATCTATGTGGGATCATATCGAAAATACAATATTCCCTCAAAGAAATCTTGGATGTGTAGAAACTTTTCAGACAGGATTTTAATTTTTTCTGTGATTCAAGGAACTCATCTTTAAGATCTTCTGGACAAGCTTCCTCCAAAGACTTGCCCGAAGCATAAATATGAGCGTATTCAACCCCATCGTCCTCAATCGAACCTGTGTAAGCCCAAGTTCGTTTTAGATTCTGGGGCATATCATCAAAAAATATTTTACCGTCTGTGTAGATTCCGACACACTCTTTCTTGTCATCTAATGTCTGAAAATACAATTAGTACCTCGCAGTTTGGTTGCTACTTCTTGTTCCCTCGCCAAATACTTCCTCTTCCCGTAATACCTTCACCTTCTCAACATAGTAACCTAAACTGCCTTGATAGTCAAATGTTTTATTTATTTCTCTTTCAAATTCATCCAAAGCATAAGGAACACTGATTGTTTTGCTTAAGTTGAATGTTTTTTTAAGAAGTTTATTTTTTTCTAAATCAGAATATGATCTTTCTTCTTCATTAAATCTTAAATTACAATATAAAGCAATAAAATTATTTTCTCCATATTGTCTTTTTAAATTATCAATATTATAATTTTTAGGATATATTCTTGTTCTTCTAATCCTTCCATTACAATCTTCTACTTTTACTATTGACTTTGGTTTTAAATTATTATAAAATCCTAACATCTGTTCTGGAAAATTATTATAATATTGATAGTTTGCTGTATCATAATAATTAAATAATATTGATTCTACACTATCAAAACCATATCTCTTAGCATATGAAAGCATAACACTAGATCCTATATCAGCCACTAATCTCCAAGGCACATTAGAATCTACCATAAATCCGTATGCTCTGCAAGCATTTAAATAATAGTTCCAGTTTTTACTATTGATGAAATTTGTATATTTTCCATAATCATCTACAGGATTTAAATCTGCTATTTCGATTACCAATCCAGAAATGTTTATCGGTGATAGCTTGTTTTTTACGAAAGCGGTGAAAGTTAAAGGAGCTTTTAAACCAGAAACACGAGATATTTCTTGCATGTTTTTGATCATAGTGTTAAAGTCTGATATATTTTCAGAGTCCATTAGTGGATCAGATTTGACTGCATTTTGGTAGCTTCTGATGTATTTTTGATATAATTCATATGGATTAACATATGCTTTGTATGCTTTTAAGTTTGATAAGTAAGGATCAGAATTGCTTATTTTATTTGTCAAACTAGATTTCAAAAAATTTTGTTGAAGATCTGCGAAAGCATCGGCAACAAAATTTAAAACTTTTATATCATTTTGTTTTGTTGAATTTCCAACAATTGTTTTTAAGACATTTTTATATCTTGTAACAGTAATCGGAACAAAGTTGCGATTAACCCTGCCATACAAAGCTTTTTCAGCGAAAAAATATTGCAAATTATTGTATCTAGAGGAGGTTGATAACGAAGCATAATTTAAATTTTGTGTAAACAATTCAGAAGCAGAATTATTGTTGTTTGTTTTTAAAAAAGCCATTGTATATCCTCCATTATTAATTGTTTTCTACATCTGCACAGTTGGATCTTTCGCTTGTTTCTTCGCCATCGCCTATTCTTTCTGTAGCATTATCCAATACAGCAGAAGCGACCCATTTCGTATATATCGTTGTTTCGGCACTGCCGGGGCTTATCGAGTGATCACTTTTCCAAACCCATAGATATCCGCCTAATCCAAGTTCTGTAATATCGATATTTTCCAATGTAGCAGCAGGATCAAATCCCTTTGGATCAACAAAAATATAAGTACCGGGGAACATTGTTACATCTAATGCTGTACGGATATTGTGATCGTATAGTTCTCTAAATTGTTTTAATCCATCATAGCCGTCTTGTTCATATCTAACTTCCGCCAGTCCTCGCGAATCAGTTCTAGATAAGCTTATGTCTTTGACTATGCCCTCGTCTCTCCCTATTTGATAATGGAAGATTCCTTTTGCTTCGTCGGATGCTTTATCGCCTTTTAGCTGCTCTATCGGAAGTGCCCTGCCAGCAGAAAACATCATTATATTATATTCTTCGCAAACAGACAAACTCGAACGAGGATTATTTTTTATCCCCATTGCTATTAAAATTGAGCCGTTGTTAGTAATAGTATAATTGGGAGGGATAAATAAACGCTTCGTACATTTTTTATCACCTCCGTTGTTACTGGGGCATTTCACTTTATAGTCACCAGAAGATCCTCCACCACATATATGATTTGGTGTATTACATATTCTAGTTAGATTATCAGTTGTCTGTGTGTCGCTATCAAATTCTGGATAATCTGTCATGGATGATTGTTGTAGTTGGATTCTTTGTTTCGCTCGGCCTCCAAAACAAGTATCGTTATTCATAAATTGAATTATATATTTATTTATTAGCTGATTCATAAAACTAGGAAGAGTCATAACAGATTCACCCTTGTCAAGCAGAACAGAGGACAACCACTCCATAAAGTGCTTTACAGAAATAGGGATATCTGATAGATTGATTATTTGAGAAGTGTAGCTTGTTGGGCTTACTATCTCAACCGGGCCTAATACTATTCTTAACTTTTCAAAGTTTTTTTGATATCTTTTATATATCTTTTTCTGTTGTTCTAATATATCTGCATCAACTTGTTCCCCATCATAGGTAAACTCTGTTGAATTATTCAATAAGTTGATCATCTCTTCCAAAGAATCGCTTATATTTGATAAAATAACATCTACTAAATCTCCAAGATAAAAGAAACTTAATATGTGATCAATTAGGTTTTCTTCTGCGGTTTCTTCATTGGAAGTTGCTGTTGGCTGATTCGGATCTGGAGTTATTTCTTCCATTATCGTACTAAGTAACTGCTCCGCATCGTTAATAGATAAGACCTTTATTTTTTGCTCCAAACTTGCAACATCTTCAGAACGGGCTGCTGCACCATAAGGGCCGTTATTGCCAAATAAAGTTAGATTTTTAGAAGTCAGTCCTCCGATCTGATAGATTCTAGAAGTTATTTGGTTTTTTATCAAAGATTCAACAATATATCGTAGTGATTTTTCTTTCTCTTCTTGTATTTTTTTATTTAATGTATCATCAACTTTATCTAAATTGGCAGCGGTCACCTTGCATTTTTTGCTTTGATCTAAATCTTTAACTTTTCTTTTTAATTGCTCTTTTGCTACATCAGGCTGGGTAAATATATTAAACCCCGGATTGTCATAGTATTCTTCTGTATATGCCAAATAGTCGATTGACAAAGTAACTCTGCCAGCTTGGTCTATTTCAAAATTTCTTGTAGTAGGGACTAAATTTAAAGTAACATAAGAATTGTTGATAGCTTCTTTGACACTTTCATCATATATCCTGTCTGTTGAATTAGTAGGTAGTTGCCAGCCAATAACCGCTTTAAGTCTAAAGTTAATTTTATCGCCTTGGATGCCTCTAGTTGGGCTTCTCTCGATTGTGGAAGCTTGCTGATCTTTGCCCGTGTGAATGATGAGGTCTGAATATCTATAAGTATTGTCTCCCGAACCTCTTTGTTTAAACAAATCGGACATCGAATTGGCACTTATAACAAATTTTGCTTTAATTGATTTTTTACTAGCAAAAAAGTTTGCACCATCATATGAAAAATTAAAACTTTTTATGCCAACACCCGGACTTCTAACTTTTTTGCTAGCTAGCATAGAGCTAAGATCATCGTTTGTAAAATGTGAATCAAATTTTATTTCTATTTCTTTTTCAACCGGACACTTGGGTGATGGATCTGGATTAAAAATAACTTTGTAAAATCTCATTAACGGCTGTAAAGAAGATAAAACTTCATTTCTCATATTAAAAAATGCACTTTTATTCGGATTTTGTGTTAATGTATTCATTAAGCCGAATGGAACACCGTCGATTAAAACACTTTTATTTTTGTTTTCATTTGTATATGGCAGTTGTTTTAATGGCTGTTTAAATCTTAAGCTTTTTTTAGTTGCGCCATCGGAACCCAAATAAGTAAACTCAACATCTGAAATTCCATGATCTAATCTCTTTTTAATATTTGCTAAGGTATAAAGATGTGTTAGCATGTAGCACTGTTCTCTATGCTCTAAAGTAGCTTGCTCATGGAAAGCATCAAAAATGTCGCCAAATGTCAAACCATTTTGCTGTGCATTGTTAGCAGCGGCTCTATTAGATATGTCTCTTATCATATAAAGATCAAGAAGACCTTGAACTCCAATAAATGTTCCAGCCAACCGAGTCGCAAAAGCATAGTCACTGTTGACAAAAAAATCTTCTAAAGTTGAAATTTCTGAGGTCAAACAATCAAAGATCAGTTCCGCTGTACTTGATCGATCAACTAATGAGTTCCATTTATCTTCGCCGCCATATATGTTATCCCTGCTTAAACTTTGTATTATTCGATCATTATTTGGTTTGTTGTTCGGATTGTTTGTAGAATCCGTTTCCAATGCTCTTTTGATGGATTCAATACGCACTTCTAAAGGAAAGAATACTCTTCCGGGGCGGTAATTACCGGTTGTTTGCCAATTCCGAACAAATGAAAGTTCAGCCACCATATCATCTGTCAGTAATGTATTCCTCTGGTCTTCTGTCATTAAATCTTGAGCGGCTTGCAAACCGTTTGTTACATTTACACCCATTTGTGTTAAAAAATCCGTGTTTGCATCAAGAAACTCTTCTTTAGAAGATTGGGTTATTTGGGGACATTTCTTTCTTAATTCTTCTTCTGCATATATTGCCATTTACTTACACTCCCAACACATTTAGAGTGTCTTCTAAATTTAAAGGTATAAAGATAACATAACCATTAGAAATATGTGCTTCTGTTGGATAAGCATTATACCAAGCAATAACCCACCAATAATTTACATCTCCGTAATACTGATCGGCTAATTTATAATATCTATCTCCATATTTCCAGACATGTCTGATTGTTTGAATACTCGCTCTTTGAGCGGTAGTTGGATTTGCCAATCTGCGAGTATTATATAAAGTCGCAGCTTTTATTCCTCTTTTTTTCAATAAAGAAGAATAATAATCTGGATCAATTTGAATCGGTTGTTGTCTTGCTGTTCTTTTATCTGCCATTGTTAGTTACCCGATCTGTTTATAGTTTGATAGTTACTAATATATGTATCGATTCCTGTTACATTGTATGGATTTCCACCTCCGGCTTCTATTTGTTCACTTAAAGGAGCCATAGTTCCGGGTTTGAAATCTTTGGAATAACGTGTTGCAGTTACTGCATTTTCTGCTGCGACATCATTATTTTCTACCTGTTCACCTGAAACTTGAACACTTTCTTCTGAAGGCTGAACTTCTTCATCCCCCTCTGCTGCACCTGCCCGTGCCAAAGCTGTTCCATATGGGAAAGAATTCTCATAGAACTGTTTATTTTGATCCCAGCCCAGAGTGTGCTCGTGAATAGGTGAGAAAGATATCGTTACTTCAATATACTTTGGTATCACAGTGCCGTCTGTTTTTTCGAATACTCCTGCATCGCCCTCTAGATTATGCATTACTGTCATGCTGGTAATGACTCCTAGAAGCCCATCTTCTGGTTCTGTTGAGACTTTATAACTGCTGTAGACTGATGAAGCTCTTATAGTTTCTCCTTCACCGTCTGTAGTGGGAGGAGGTATGAGTTTTTTAGCATCATTGACAAAGTTCATCATCTTTAATCTAATCAAAGGAGCCTGTGATATCGTAGTGGCACTGTTATCTTCGGTATAAGCAGGATAAAGAAATTGAGATAAAACTTGTATTTTTGCTAGATTTTCATAACCCTCTTGGATTGATGAAGCAACCGCTTTAAAAGACAATGCTATGCTTCTAGTAGTACTACGAAAAGCATAAATTGGATCAGATCTACCAAATACTGGTTCCGCAGCATAATCAGAGGAATACGATTCGTTAAAAGAAGAGAGATATGCTTTGAATTTTAAGTTTTTTCCGGAAATTAGGTGGTGAAAAGAAATATAAAATCCGTTGTTACCATAAGCATCGGTAACATCGGGTAATCCACCACCATATCTTTGAGAGTTAAAATAATCCATTAATTGTTACCTTATTGATTGATATTCTTGATCATATTTCCGATTGTACCAGCACCATGATCTGCAATTGTATCCAATACCATCTTAACTAGTGGCTTATCGCCAACTTGTACTGTAATTGGTTGCTGAGAAACTGTGGAAGAAGTATTTCTACCCGGTGCCGCTTGACTCATGGCTGATATTGGAGCTTCTGCTCTGCTAACCATTGTCTGAGCATAATTTGGTAACGATGTTTCACCACCACTAATGCCTTGTCTAACTGTAGTTGTCATTTTTTGGGTAGAAGATGTTGCTGCATCCATCATTTGACCAGTCATTTTTAGTCCTTCTGGCAAATAATATGTCATAGTTTCTAAAAATGTTGGTGAATGCCTCTCTACCGCCAAAGCATTATGCGCTCCGCTAGTCTCGGCACTGAAAACTCCCATATTTTCGCCCAATTGGTTAAGACCTTCAACCAATGGTAAGGCCACTTTCGACAGGTTTGCCATTAGTTTACCCATTTGTTCTTGAAATGTCGCCAATTCGGCTGCTCTTTGAGCCGCTTCTTCATATGATTGAGCACTTCTATTCGTTGCACCAGCCAAAAGATCCATTCTGCCACTCATCAATAACGATAATTCAGAAACATCTTGTAGCCCTGCCGCTTCTGCATAGAAAACTTTTTGTTTGTAGGTCATATCATCAAATGTAAGACCTGTTTGCATGATCGCATCACGGATCATCATAAATCTCTGTGCTGGATCTTCTTCCATCATAAGATCCATAGCATTGACAAAATTCTGGCCTAAAGCAGCATTTAATTTACCGGCTGATGTTGCAGCACCTTCAAAAGTATCGAATTGTTCAGTTATCGTGATTAGTCTTTGCAGATCCATACCCGTTCTTTTTGCCACTAAACTTAAATCTCTAAATGATTGTGTTCCTTGAGCACCCATTTTAGCCATCATGTTCCCGGCTTGTGAAAAATTTGCCGACATTTGCTCAAAAGGAACACCAATATCTCTGGCATATTGTTCTAAATTAATCAAGTTCTGTGCTGCACCTTCAGCACTCATTCCCAATGCTTTTGTGGAAATTTGGATAGATTGTGCAAAGTTTTCTGCTGTCATTCCAAATCTAGACAAAACACCAGCGACACGCACTAACTTATTCGTTGTATCAGTAGCTTGGCTGGTAAAGTCAGTAAAAATCGTTGTAAGAGCTTTTGCTTGTGCATAAGATTCTTCAAGAGATACTGCTAATTGCTGGTTTTGTACTGCTGCATTTTGTATTGCATCAGCCATAGGGCCGGTAACACCAGTGGTTCTTTCCATAGCGACTTCTTGTTCTTGGAGTTGCTTGGTTGCCTCAAATACTTTTTTACCAAAGTAAAAGGCTGCCCCGGCGACGGCTGCAATTGCAACACCATAAGGGCCGGCCTTCATAATTAATTTGCCTATTCCGCCGCCCATTTTATTCATAGCTCCGGATGCTTCTAGAGTAGCTTCGCTTTGGGAAACTAAATCACCATTGGCATTTTTAACCCCAAGACCTAACTCTACCATTTTATCGGCAGTCAGACCTTGTGCCTGAGCTAATTCTCTCAATTGTTCTGTTTCAAGCTTGGCAAGGCTTATCTTTTTTTCTTGTGCTACTAATGATTTTATATACTCTCCAGCTATTTTTTTAACATTAAATGTCAAGAGTGTATTAATTTTTTGTTCTCTCGCAGCATATTGCTCTTTCATCGCACTTAAGTCTGCTTGAATGATGGTTTGTTTTGCTGTTTCATTGTTGATATCGATTATAGTATTCGTGTGTTCTTCTTGTTCTTTGGTTAATTTGTTTAAAGCTTCTTCTTGTTTTTTAATGTTACTAGTCGCTTCTTCTAGAAGTTTATTATATTGATTAATATAAGTTTGATCATCACCACTACCGGGCTGTAAATCTCGTACTACTTTTAATTCTTCTTGTAATTCTTTTAGTTTTTGTTGTTCTATGGCATAGTTTTTCTCTATTTTCGCAAGCTGATCTTCGGCATCTTTTTTTTGCACTTCTCTCTGTAGTTTCTGAAATTTTATTTTGTTTTGATTAAGCTCTGCTTCGGCAGCAGCAATTGTGGCCTTTGAAGCTGCTTGTTGTTTTAATATATCTAATGCTTGCTTTTCTACTTCAAGCGCTTGTTGGGCTGTTTCTAGCTTTTGCTTGGCAGTTTTAGTTAAATTCTCAAATACTTTTGCCAAATTTTCATTAAGCTCAATATCAGACTTTGTAGGATCAGTTGGAGTTGGATTATTGTTATTACCTTCAGCCATTAGACAGTACCTCTAAAAAATAAATAGTTATTACATAAAAAAGCCTGTGAAATAGGATTATTCACACAGGCTTATCTTTTTGGTTGATTATATCTTGTTAAAGTCTGAGATTTACCAGAATTATTACTAGCATTCTTCATAGCTTCGTTTTCATCGTTGATCTGCTTAACCAATCGTTTTGCAAACCACCTTCTTAGCCCAATTGGAAGATTATAAGCTTCTGTAAAGCTCCAACCACCACTGTATTGTAAAAAGAAGAACTGTTCGTAAACATTCTCCATATATTCATCGTTGAGGCCAAAAGAAATCCGCAGTAAGCGGAACCTCCATTTCGGCTTCATAGCCGCAGTTAGAGCATTCGAATTTTTGGTTTAGTTCTACGGTAGGGTTAACAAATCTATATGCTGTCCTGATCCGCATAGAGTCCATAGAAGGCAATTTATCAATGACATATCTGATTGTATTTCGATCGGTTTCACCGTTAAAAGCCACAACCATAAGATTTAATTGTTCTGTAATATTATTTTCAATTCCACTATTGCTTTTCGCTAGATTTTGTAGTATATTAGATTCATCTCTTGCAGTCAATAATCTAAATGTGGCGGTAATCTCTGTAATCGGCAGGATAACATCAAAAGTTCCATTTTGATTTTGCTTCATATTATAGACTTCTACAACTTCTCCGTGATTTATAGTCGGATTATTTAAATCAAATTTATAAGTCACTGAAGTATCACAGGAAGGGCAATCTACTTTTGTTTCGTAGTCTGCTCCGTAACTAACTGCTCTCAAAGCAATTACAATGGCATTTTTATCGCCTGCCAACAATGTATCCAAAGAAATCGCCGGATCTACAATTACATTCTGTAGAACACGATCTATTGCGATACCCTTTGACAACAAAGCCTTGGAAGTAAGAATATCTTCTTCTTTGGCAGTCATATGCTTGATTTCTATGACATCTTTGTTGTGAAGTGGATGTCCTTCTGGGTAATATTTTCCCTCTGAAGGAAGACTAACAAACTCGGTCGGCACCACAAATGAGAAATCTGCAAATTGTGATTGTGGTGCCGGAGCCGTTGGAGTCGCATGGCTTCCCATGCGCTCACTATTTCTTCTACTCAATTCTCACCTCTTCTATTTTAAGTAACTATTATGATGCTGCTGTGGTAAAGTCAACTGCTCCGTTATCAGTAGTTAGCTGTGCCCAGTCATACTTGATGGTAATGCTATATTCTGTCAAATCTTCACTACCATAATCTAGAGATCCAAAAGAAGTATCAGCGATAAAAGCATTATAAAGTGTCCACTGCTCTACCGCGTTGCCCGCTGCGTCCATCTGGGTAATGACAACCGAATTTGAGCCTCCAATCGATGCAATAGCAGTTTCTTTAGAGATTGTATTATAAACATTAGAAGCAGGAAGGACATATCCGGCTTTGTTTAACATACTGGCTAGAACATAACCAACTCCTTGAGCACCGCCCGGATCAACCATAGTTATGGTAACATCAGACCAAGTAATGCGACCGGGAAACTTAAAAGTGTGATTAAGATAAGCATGCTCCGTGCCTCCCATTGCAAATGAAGGCTTGGTTACAGTTTTTGCGAAATATAATTCAGTAGAATTACCGAGGTCAGCCGCAGAAGAAAAATCGCTATTCGAAAATTGAACTTTAAATCTAAAGTTTCTCTTTGGTGCCATAGCGGAATCAGTCCAAAATGCCATTGTTTTATAATCTCCTTTTCTTTATTATATAGTATACTATTTTATTTTTAGTCATCAAATGACGCGCCACTTGAGGCAACAACAAAGTCGATTGCAATGTACTCTATGGCTCTCGCTGGCTTAACCATGATCTTGGCATATAGAATATTTCTATCGACAAGATCAGGAGTTGTTGTACTGCTATCTAGTATTAGGCGATAATCGGTAATACCTAAGCCAGTTTTAACAGTTGCTAGTAGAGGCTCGATCAATCCCTTGAAGTTATTCCAAGTTGCCTCTACATTCTGCTCGAATAGTACTTGTGTAGAGAGAATGGAAATCTGCTTTTTGAGGTAGATAACCAAGCGTCTAACATTGATACGATCTAGTGCAGACTCGCGTTCCTGTAGAGTCTTCTGGCCGAAGACTACGATACCCTCGGATGGGAAGGAGGCAATTGGGTTAATTCGTGCTTCGTAGAGGGTGTCACGATCCTTGGAGCTTAGACGTTCACTGACACCGCTGATTGGAAGACCAGCGGCACCGTTGGAAAGACCACCGCGATTGAATCCTGCTGGGGCAAACCATACAGCCGATGTTCTCTCGGAAGAACCTAAGACACCCATCATTGCTACTGTTGGTGGAACCCAAAGTGCCTGTCCGGTTGTGCGATCTACTGTCTGTACCCAAGGATAGAAAGTGGCTCCGTAAGAAGAGTCAATTCTACGATTCTTGAGAGCGGTTGCTGCACCTTGTGGTGTAGTGCCGATTCTAGAAGTCTTATTAGAATAATACTGCTCATGAGTTGGGATATAGACATTTGGAAGGTCGATAAGAGCCAATGCATCTGCTCTCTCTTCACATGTGTTAATCATAAGAGAGGTTAGAGAATTGTTGGTTAGACCCGGAATAGACATGAGATTCATGTTAATATATTCTGGATCCGCAACAGTCTGAATAGCACGAGCATATGTGTGGTAGACATAACTGTTATCTTCCGTTGAGCTATCGCTCATAGCATTATTGTACATTGGATCAGGCTTGGTGATATCGAATCCATCAAAACCACCCCAGAATGGTGCCGTGAACTTTCGCAATTCTGCTGTGTTTAATAGTGCCACATAGCCGTTTACAGCAGTATAACTTGTGCCTTCCTTTCTGGATCCACTTGCATAAGTGGCTGGAGCACTGCCAGTCAAATCATCCATGCTGAAGATGTATGAGAAGCCATCAAGTGCATCATCAGCAGAAGTGGTGACATCTGTGGGGTAACCAAGATCTTGGCCTAGACCAGAATACCATAATCTGTGTACATCCCCTAGACCAACAATCGAATCAGTTGTGCTAGCATTTCCTAGTCGATATGTGTCGAAACCGAAGTAAGCTTTGGAATCGTTTAGGTTGTTGTATGAAGCACTGACTCTCAATCGTGCTTGTGGGAAAGCGAAAGATGCAGTACAGTTAGCGAAAGAAGAAGAGATCTGCATGCCTAAGCCGGGATTAGAGCCGACGTCGGTGTATCCGGGAAGACCATCTCCAAGAACCAAGTAACGGTTAATGATCTTTCCATCAGACTGAAGATTGACATTGGCAGCAGGATCAGAACCAGTAGCATGAAGTTCGGTAACATTCTTAAGCTTTGGTGGGCCGTAATATCCGAATGGGATAAGAGCACCACCACCAGCAGAGTCGATGGTATCATCCATTTCAACTCTAACATAACGAGACTTGTTCTCATATGTTCCATAAGCCTTAAGTACATTGTTGACATCATCCCAACGCTGCTCGATATCACCGATTAATCTAGCAACATAATTTGGAGATGCTGGGTTTAAGTTACAGTTGTCAAAGCGTTCCAAGATCTGTGGATTGGAATCTGTATCAGTTAGTCTGCGGATAACAACCGAGAATGATCCGTAAGGACTGGTTGTTGTGGTGGAAGGACGAATCTTTTCAATAGAAACTTTGCAGTTCTTATGTAGCCACTCACCATGACCGCGACCGATAAGACGGAATAGCTTTTGTGCATTTTGTGGCTCATAGCTGCTAGCAGTTTCAGTATCCTGTCCGATAAACCAGCCTGCGATTGCTTCTTGAGAACGGACACCCTTCATGTTAGCGGGGCCGGAGTTGGAAGAACCAGACATTAGACCTGCAATGATACCAACTCTGATGCCGCTTAAGTTCTGGTCTAAAACTTCCTGTTCGAAAGTTTCACCTAGCCAGTAATCGACAAAAGAAGATGCTGGATAGAAACTACCGGCATCAGAAGCCACCTGTGGGTTGGTGTTGAGAACATCACGGATATAATGATCAGTAGAATCAGGATTTAGGTTAATTGTTTTCTTAACATCAGTTCCGCCAGAGCCACTAATCTGGATTACAAAGTTGCCATTGGTATCACTCTCGATTAGAGTAGAAGATGCAACAACCGCAGGGGAAATGGGGCCTTCCGGGCCGGCCAATGCACCAGAAAGCTGAACTGAGCCACTCTGGACATAAATAACAGCGGCTAGCTGTAGAGAATTATCGCCAACGAAATTACCAGTAGAACCAGAAGGGCCGACAAACAAGCCATAAGCTCCACCAGCGGTAGCTCCATTAGCTAGGTCAACATTATTTGTTTTCCAACCAGCACGGCCAGCAGCGGTGCCATCGTTATTGGTTGATTGCTGTCCGAGCAAACGAACATAAGTTAAAGGAGCGACATTTGAGTTAAGGAAAGCACGAGCAGCATAAGTGCCGTACATTGGAGACTGATAGTTGCCCTCACGATAAACATCATCGCCAGCACTTCCCGGCACAGTATCACCGAACATCTCTACAAACTCAGAGTAAGACTGAACGGTAACTGGTTGCATCGCCAAACCTCTGGTTGAACGACCAACAACAACTGGTCCGATAGCATCTGATTGCCTAGGTGTGTAAGAGTTATCAATCTCGTTGATGAAAACACCCGGCGACACAAATTTAAAACTATTAACTGGCATTATTATATTTCTCCTTCTGTTGCAACACAAGTTGCTGTGGTTTAATCATATTTAAATAGTAGGTCAGGAACCAAAAGGGTGTTTTTACTTTTTGTTCAGGAAGTGAAAACCAATAATTATTCTAATATTAAGGAACTGTTAAGCGTTGTTTCTACAGGGTATGTTATTTCTACAAAATTTTCATCGATTCTGGCTATTGGACGATCATCATTCTCGCCTTCGCCAATCAAATAACCCAATACTCTGATTGTAACATCGGTCATGAACATACGGCTATCTTCTCCTAAGTTACCGATATTGTTGTTTTGCGAGAAGCTTTGATCGATAAAAGCTTCGTATATGTGGCCGTCTCTTTTCAAAACAAAAGAATTTATCTGTCCTGTTCTTGAAATAAAAGGGGTTACCAATTGATTCATTTGCTGTTGATATTCTGTTTTGATGGAGATCTTATATTCAATATTAACATAAACAGGTATGGGTACACTTAGAGTCTGTATAACTATATTTTTATTTACTCTGGGATAATGCTTCTGTGGAGTTCCTGAAGGATCGGTATAGTTAGCTCTTCTAGTATTACCTACAACAGCAAAGTTTCTGGTTTTATCTTTTACAATTCTACGGGCTATTACAATGCGACCAGATCTGCCATTTAAATCTTGTGAATAAGTATGAGCTTGGAATCCGCCTTTTCGGCTTGGATCCTTAGATACAGTTGTTCTTTCGATACTGATCAAAGGAAGGTTGAGAGCACCTTTGCCATCACGCAAGTCTTTATCGTTCTTTACTTGGAATGTACGTTCTGGTGACACCCACAAAACAGGTACTTTTTTCCAGCCCTCATTGGTGGTCGCTGAAAGTTTTAGATCGTCTGTAAGCCACTCTGTAATCGCATAATCAATGGTTTCCATTGTAGATGCCAACACACCAATTTCTGATAATCTTAAGTCAGTTCCGACTGGCAACATTGTAAAATCAAAATCTTCAGGTAGCATCAAACATCCCCTTACGTGCTCTCTTACATAAAGCAGAAATCTCAAACTCTCGTTGTGCTTGTCCGAACAACAAGCGGGTCTGTGTGAGTTTCATTATCTCATAATAGTTATCGTTGTAAAGAACAAAATCACCTTCTCTTACAAAATTATCTTGGTCTTCTTCTAAACGACGCTTGTGAAAATGAACTGTTATTTCCCAGTTCTTATCTATACCAGCGCCTTCCATATATGATGTACTGAACTCAGTGTTCTCAACTAAAGCATATACACGGACAGGAGGCAAGAAAGTTTTTTCTATTGCCTCTCCATATAATGGATGAAAGTTCGTTGTTTCCAAGTCGATGGGATAATATAATAACTGCTGGCCGATGACCTTTTCGATAAGTTCATCATTGACTTGCTTGACAAGATTTCGCTCCTTCTCTCCCAAGAATAAGGGAGGAGGTGGCGCTGCTGGTCTTTCCCATTCGTTATCAGCCATTTAGTTACCCCACGAAGATTGGTAGCGGAGATTGTCTGAGAGCGTTCGCAGCAGCCTCCGAAATTTCTGCATCAGCTTTGGAGAGATCGATATATCTCATTCTCTGTAGTGTTTCGTTCAGACTATTCTTTAACTGGTCTTGTTCTTCTTTTGCCTGAGATAACAATTCAGAATGATTTAGTGTTACATTCTCACCCGGAATAGGCACTGTTGTAAACTTCCCGCGAATCTGTCCAAGCATCTCTTTGCAAAGTGCAAGAGCATACTTACGAATCCATTGCTTACCGATAGAGTTGATATTTGCATACGGCAAGTTATCGAATGGAATTGTATTAAAGTTATTAATACCTTTAACACCATCTGCGACATCCTCATTTTCCTCCCATCCATCACCTTGGTCAACATAAAAGTTTACCCAGATGCGGCTTAGAGCCGAATCAGAGAAAGCAAACTGATCTGGTGAAGGATAAAGTCTCAACATGTTGTTTTTAATTTCATAGGAATAATGAGAAGTTCTGGTATAAATGGAATCTTCATACATTATTGCTTGTAATTTATTCTGCCATGTTGGTATAATCTCAAATGTAGAATCATCAGCGAACTGACCATAGGTGGAATAGTTGCCTACAACACCAATACCGCCATAGTATCCATAGAACCTCCACATTGCTCTGGGAGACATATAAAATACTTTTGTGATAATGACCCTGTTTCTTCCAACTTTGCCAGCAAAAGGCACAGCATTGCCAGCATCGTCTACACCAGTAGCAGAAGCACCAGAAAGAATAGTCTGTAGGTCATAATCTTGAACACCGACAGTTGGCTTGAAAGAGCCAGAATAGATTGGTACAGTGCCGCCAAACCCGGCAGAGGTAGCGACAGCATCGCCAACCTTTCTAGCATATGAAAATTGATATCTTGGATAGGCAAGATTGACATTCTCAGGGCCGGTCAATCTTTCACCCTTATGATCAAAAGTGCCTGTAGACTGTCCAAGAACATCGGAAAGAATATTTTCACTCTGATGTAAATTAACAATATAAGAATATTCTAATACTGCTTCTTCATATGCCGCATAGACATTTGCATTTGTAAGTTCAATGTCAACAACATCTCCACCCAATTTCTTATAGACATAATCAACTTGTGTCGCTGCACCAGTCAAGAACTCATCTGTACTATTATAAACTCCATATGGAACGGCAGCGGCAACAGCAGCAGGATCTCCTGTCGAAGATAAGATTATAGCACTAGTTTGTGAAACTGGATTGAGATTTGTTGGCATTTATATAAATATCCTTACGAAGATTTACGAGTTTTAGAAGAACGACGGCTTCTTGGTTTTTCTTTTACAACTTCTTCAACTTCGGCAACTGGCTCTGGTTCCGGTGCTGGTGGAGCAACCTCAACAACTGGCTCAGGTGCGGGAGCAGCAGGTTGTGCTGCTTGAAGTTTTAAGTGTCTGCGTTTCCGTGGATTCATTTTAAACCACCTCCTTATAGTATACGCTGTAATAAATAGTTATAGAAAAATAAAAAGCCCCTCCGCATGGGAGGGGCTTAGAGGCTACCAATTATTTAAATCAGGAACCAGACTCGCCGAGCAAGCCGCTGACGATAACTAGACCGTACATATCAGGACGAACCATCTGCTTGGCATAGCGAGTCATAACGCCCTTACGTGGGACGAAGTCTTCAGGCCCGAAGATGGTTGGAGTTGTCTGTAGTGGGACGTATGGAGCATAGACATAGCCACTTTCAAGGAAAGAGCTACCGCGACGACCAACTAGGATGACGTTGCGTAGGAAGTAAGGATCGACGATAACATCGAACTTCTTGCTTAGGGAACCAGCCTTGACAGCACCGATGGAACCGCTCTCATCGTCGTGGGTGACGGAAGCACGGAAGCCACTGGTGAACTCAAGGATGTTTGCGACTTCTGGACCGCAGACGATGAAGTTAGCACCGCCACGGAGAGTCTTACGGTGGATCTGAGCGGAAACATCGTTGATGGTTTCAACGAGAGTCTCATACCACTCGGAGACAGTACCAGTGAAGTCAGGAGCGGCAGCAGAAGCGCCGATCTCAACACCAGTCGAACGGTTAACGAATAGACCGGGGCTACGGCTCCAGTAGAAGGTAGCAGCGGTTGCACCGTTAACGAGGTCAGCAAGGATCTCACGGTCAATTTCTAGAGCGATCTGCTCAGAGAGGATACCAGTTAGCTCGACCTCTGCATCCAAGTTGTGGTATGCGTTGAGATCCTGACCCAACTCAGGTGTCCACTTAGCCTTGAGCTTCTTGGTCTGAGCGGTAACAGCAATGCTGTCTACCTTGATGTCGATCTCTGGGATCTCACCGGAACCTTCTAGACCCCACTGGACTTGGCTTACAACAGTACCTAGGGTAGAACCAGCAGCGATATTGTCCTTAATTGGGAAGGTCATGGTGATACCACCACCGGGGATTGCAATGGGAGTCTGATAAGAAACTTGTGCTTCAGTACCGAAGATAACAAACTCAACATTGGTTCCGTTTAGGTGGGTCAAACGACGAATCTGACGAGCGCCAGTAGTAATACCAGTGAACTCGGTTACATCGCTAAGGTTAAAGGCAGCTAGGTTATCAAAGTCTGCTGGCTGACCAGTGGTAGAACCAGTGAGAGCGGCCTTTGGAATACTGATAACAGCAACACCATAAGCACCGCCAGAAGAACTAACTGCTAAAATATCTGGATCGTAGAGCAGATAATCTCTGCGCTGTTCTAGAGTGGAACCTGTTAGAGAGAACTGTGCAACGACGGTAGAAGAACCCATAGCAGCAGCAGAACCAGTTGGGGAAGCATATGCATAACCACGAGCGGTTGCAGTGCGAGGACCACCGAAGTCTTCTTTTAGAGTCGAGCCAACTAGATCAACACCACCAGTGATCTGGGAACCGACCTGATCAGTACCGTAGATGGACTTATTATAAGTGTTACCCATGCGGCCAGCAGCACTATCAGTACCACCATTTAGATCTGGCGAGAACACGAAGTCAAGGAAGAAAATGAGTCCTGCTGGGAGGCTCATTGGCTGAACGGAAACGAGATCGTTGGCGATGAGGCCAGCGAAAACGCGACGAACAATTGGGAAAGCGACAGAAGCAAAACCTTCAACATCGCCAGCAGACATAGAAGAAGACTCACGAAGAAGCTCCTTAGCCTGATTCTCAAGTAGACGAGCCATACCGTGACGAGCACGCTCATCGGATAGACCCTCAAGTAGACCAGTGCGCTGCCACTTACGGAGAAGTGCAGTACCTTCGGCCTTCATATCACGATTGACAACACCTTCGGTCAATCTTTCAACAATACTAGACATTATATTATACCTCCAAGAATTTATTTAATGCCTGCCAACTGCTTCATTCGATCTGCGAAAATATCAGTTGGCTCTTTTGACTCTTTACGAGTCGCACGAATAAGTGAAGTAGGACGATTAATTGCTTCGCTCAATGATTTTGGCCCTCTCTGTGGAGTGGACTGCACTGTGCTTTGAAGTGTATTGTAGATCGTTCTTGCTTCTGCTACCGAATCCGATTTCGAAATAGCTTCGACAATTTTATCTTTTTGTCGCTCATTCAAGGAGGTATTTCTCAATACTCGATTGGTATAAAGTAGACGAGCATTTGAAAGGTTAATATCCTCAACACTTTCTTTTAACTCGCCAATCGCGGTTCTGTATTTAGAAAGTTCACTGGTGAGTTTCTTGTTCTCAAAAACAAGCTCTTCCTGTGCTTTCTTTAAAGTTTCTAGTTCCTGCTGAATATCGGTGGAACGGCGATGAGCCATTTCCAACTCCATTTGATGTGCTTTATCAGCAGCGGATCGTCCAGCCCAACCGGATAGTGTTGCACCCATATCAACGGTTAGCTTTTCCATAATTGCATCTGTGAGAGCATCGAAGTCGAAGTCTTCTTCCATTGTGTCTGCGGCATCTTCGAGTTCGTCATTTTCTAAGTCAGAATCAGACTGCTCGTCTTCCTCTTCTTCGAGTTTCTTTTTACCAGCGATACCAAAGGTGCTGGATTTCTTCTTTTTCTTTTTATCGTCCTCTTCTTCGTCTTCGCCTTTTTTGTAGGTTGGATCGTTGTAGGGGCCGGTGTAGTTATAGCCCACCGGTCCGAGACTCTTCAGTTCATTCATCTCGTCTTCTTCTTCGTCCTCTTCCTCTTCTTCCTCGTCGAACTCGTACTCTTCGTCGTCTTCCTCTTCCTCATCTTCTTCGCCGCTGAGTAGTCGTCTTACCATATCAGCGAGGTCTTCGAGGCCATCGGAAAGTTCTTCGACATCTTCTTCTTCGACTTCAATTGTTTCCATGCTCTCGTTTAGACGACGAGCATGCTCGGCCAATGCGCCAAGGTCAAGGTTGATGGTCTGTGGTTCGCCAGCAGTAGGAGAGTTACGCAACATGCTGTTGCCGTCAAGTTTACCCATATCGTCTTCTGCTGCATAAGGAACCTCTTCGATATCTTCCGCGAATGGATCATCGGTGCTAGCAGCGGCATCCGGAGCGTCCTCGTTCATGTCACCGCCTAAATCCAAATCTCCATCTTCTTGTTCCAAAAGAGTATTCAAAGTCTTGCGTACTTCGTCGGAATACTTATTGATAACTGCATCTTCTGCATTCTTTAGTGCTGCTTCTCTGAGAGATTTGGCATCGATAATCGCCTGTTCGAGTAAAGTGGGCATAAAATTCTCCTATTTTACGAAAATAAATAGTATTGTATAATACTAAACGAAAAAATGTGTATTACTTTTGTGGTTATGGATTCAAAATCAGTATTCTTCTTTTGAAATAAAACTTTTCATCAGCACCACCAGTAATGGTTGTTCCATCTAATTGAGTTCCAATAGCAACAACTTCATATAAATCTATACCCGTGGTTATCTGACCAATAATTCTTGATGTTGCGGTTGCTCGACCGTCGGAGTTTCTTATAGCAGTGACTCCTTGATGTCCTTCTCTTCCATAAAGAATGTGGGAACATAGGGCTTTATTATCTCCGCTGGTCGCAACAGAGTTCGAGGCGGCAAAGTTTCCGACCATATAAATAGGAGTCGTTCCTCCTGATCTGGTATAACCGCCACCAATCATTTCGATTGAAGAAATGACAGTTGATGTTGGATCTAGACAAATACCGTGGGTTACATTACTGGCAAAAGCTAATGCTGGGGTTCCATGTTCTACATAAGTGTGAATGGCTATAGAATCATCAGAAGTTACTCTCACACCACTAATAGTTAGCGGACGATACCATCGAGGTCCCGTGAAGTTTGCTCCATTGTAGTTTCGATAGTCATTGCTTCCGGGTGTGATAGCATTGAAAGTGATAGTGTGAACTCCATTAGCATCGATTGAAACACTACTTACAAACCCTGCTGAATCATCAAGACCCCAACTTCCATCCGTCAAATCTATAAGTTCGTCTAATGTAACTGCTGCTGGATCGATATCATCATTGACAATCCATTCGCCATTTCTCAAAAATAAATCCGACATCAGTTTGTTCCTATGATAAAGTATTGACCGACACCATCAGAAACAATTGTGGCTGCTCCCCAGTTGTTTGTGATTTTTAGAGTAGATGCACCGTCAATGGTTTCTGAACCAGAAGGTTCGATAACGAGGTTATTTACACTTCCACTTCCACCGACATCTTTGAAAACTAATCTTTGTCCAGAAGACAAACTGGAAGCACCGGGAAGTGAAGCAGTAACTACTGAGCCAGAAGTAGACATTCCTACAACATCATAAGTATTGAGAACATTAAAACTAGCTGTAAAAATATTAATTGAGGTGCTGGAACCGCCAGAGATGCCCGTTAGGTTACTTCCATCTCCATAAATTATGGTGCCAGAAACGGGTCCGTTGACAGTTAAGGTATGTGTGGTGGTAGTAGTGTTGATACCAACTTGATTTGCTGATGCGGAAACATAAATTGTGTTATCCTGCACCGATTGATCGCTGTCGTTACCAATAAATATATAACCCTTATCCAAGTTTGGTGTAGCATTTGTTCTGCCTGCTCCACCAATTCTAACACGACCGCTGGGTGAGTTCTCAACTACCTTACCGATATTTTGTATTAGATTTCCCGATCCAGTTGGAGCAGAATTTGTTAAGCTACCCGATACACCACCGGATCCAGTTTGAATAAAAAGAGTATCGCCCAGAGAGAAAGCACTGGTATCAATAGAGTTTAGTGCTCCGAATGTAACAACTCGACCTGTGGATCCATTTGTTATAGTGCCATCAGCAACCAAGCCAAAAGCAGGCATTTTATTACTATCATCACATGCCGCAAGAGCAACTGTTGGATTACCACCACTGATTCCCTTGATATATACTGCTTGGCCTTTTGTAATACTGGCTCCCTCATCATTAACAACCGTTAAGGAGATACCACCATTTAAAAATTTAGCATATAGATTCTCATAACCTAGAGTTTCTTGACCGATATTGTACTGTTGATCAGCATTCGGCACAATATTACTAGCTGTTAAACTACCAGACACATAGATAGAGTTTGTGGCTGAGTTAAAAGTAAAGGAAGGCGAACCTCCAAAATCTCCGCTATTGTTATATTGTACTTGAGTATTCGATCCACCGGGAGAAGTAAAGGTCAAAGCACTTTGCATATATTCTTTGGCTGTATTGAAGTCTGTTTTCTTTAAGTTTCCGGCATCGCTGTTGTCTGATAATAAAATTACATCGGAACCCGAAACTCCTCCAACAAGACTCACCGCTCTTGATGGATCAATAGCCAAACCGTTTGATAATGTAACATTTAATCCACTAGTAGCACTGGCGGTCACTTCTACACCATTTCCGGTTACAGTAATACCTGTTGAGGCGGAGACTTCCAAAGCTCCGCCATTATTGTAAAGGCCATTGCCTTTGTTAATGTTTGCTGCCGAAACAGTTCCGATCAAGTTCGCGCCGTCAATATCTACCAAATTTGAGCCATTACCGTAAAAGAAAGAAGCAGAAATAGTAGAAGAAGAACTAACATTTGGAACTGCTAATGTTCCAGCATTGAAGGTAAATCCGGCATCTGCTCCAAATGCTCCAGCACTATTAAACTGTACTTGTGTATTTGCTCCCGCAACTTGTCCAAAGTTTAAAGTACTTTGTAGGTATGTTTCTAGAGTATCAATAGAAACTTTATACAGAGTACCAGCAGTTGAAGCCAAGAATTCGTCAGTGCCGTTTAAGCCGGGTGTAGAAGTTGCTCTGCTGGGATCTACAGCCAACCCCGATCCGCCTACTATTAATCCGCTGGTGCTGCCTGCTCCATTGATAGAAATCCCATTAGCGGCGATATTGATGCTGTTATTAGAAGCTGAGACTTCCAAAGCACCAGCATTATTATTTAAACCATTTCCAATATTAATATTTGCTGCTGATACTGTACCTGCAATATTTCCTGCTTGTAGATTTGTTAAGCCGACACCAGAACCATAAAAAGCAGATCCAGATATATTTGCTGAACTAGAAATGTGTGCGAGAGATTCTAAAGTAAAAGTAGAATTATTATATACCAAAGCAGCACTGGCAGTTAAATCTGAAGATCCACTGAAGATGGCTAATCTTCCTTCTGCTGCATTATATAGGTTGCCAATTGGAGATGCGGTGATTGGTGTTCCAGAAGTCGAATCGTAGAAAGCACTAGCAGTTAGTGCTGATGTAAATGTTTTTACGCCTCCGACACTTTGATCACTGTGATCATCTACCATGCTCTCAATGGAGCCAGTTGTAGATTTAGAAAATTGAACGTTGCCTTTAAGAATATTGTAAGCCATAAATAATTCCTTTTTACTCTCGCCTCACAATAAATAGTGTGTATAAAAAAAGGATGCCCTCCATAAAGGAAGGCACCCAGAGTTTCTGTTAAGAAACAGATACTATATCAGAAGAGTCTCCAGTCGTTGCTTGCAACATAGACCATAGAAACAGCACCGAATGGGGATTCGATACGGATGGATGTTTCACCATCGATGGTCTGAGAACCAGCACGGTTGATGAGAACATAGTTGCTCTCAGAGACACCGCCCTTAGCCTTAACGATAATGATATCGCCAACTGCTGGAGAAGCTGGTAGAGTCATGGTAGCGGCAGCAGATAGATCAGCAGACAAGTAGTTGAAACCAACCTGTAGAGTATCGCCATCAGCCTTACCAATAACAGTGTTGAAATTGACCTTGAAAGCACCATCAACAGCAGTTAGACCAACACCAGCCATAGCAGTTGCGAGGTCAGCGATGGATTCTTTCTTGCTGGAGTTGTCGGTAGCATCGATGATAGCAATGCTATCAGCGGAAGCATCAACAGCAGCAGCGGAAAGTTCGTTGAGGTCGAGGTCAAAAGCACCGGAGCTAACAGCGATACCATTACCAGCCATAGCGGTTGCTAGATTAGCAATGGATTCTTTCTTAGTAGAGCTATCGGTAGCATCGATGATCGCAATACTGTCGGCAGATGCATCAACATTAGCAGCAGCGAGGCCAGAAAGATCAACTTTGATACCTTCATCTAGAGCAGCAATACCACCATTAGCAATTTCGCCAACTCTGAGAGCAGAGATGCTATTAACACCGCCGTTGTAGGTTAGACCAGCACCAGCCATAGAGCCGGAAAGACCAACATAGTCACCAGAGATAACAACAGCACCAGAAACTTGAACAGCAAGAACACCAGAAGCAGCAGCCAAACCGTCACCAGCCATAAAGGTAGCCATATCATCAATGGTTTCAACCTTGGAGCTATTGTCGGTAGCATCAACAAAAGCAAACTTGTCGCCAGAAGCAACAGCAGCATCAGATAGTTCGTTGAGGTCGAGAGCCATAATACCAGAAGCAGCACTAAGACCAAGACCAGCCAAGCCAGTAGCGACATCATCGTTCATCATTGCATCAGTAACACCAGCAGCCTTGATGCGTAGAACATCGGAGTTGATTTCGATAGAAGAATCATCAACACCAACAGAAAGAACACCGGAAGCAGCAGCAAGACCGTCACCAGCAAAGCTAGCAGCGAGATCAGAGATAGCCTCTTCCTTCATAAGACCATCAGCATCCTTGAAGTACAAGCTATCAGCAGCAACATCAACAGCAGCATCAGCGACACCTTGGAAACGAACAGTACCAGCGGTGGTCAAGTTACCACCAGCAGCGATCTGACCGGAAGCAGAAAGCTGGGAAAAATTAACATTATCTTCGAATGTTGTGGAACCGCTTAGACGAGCAGCCCCTAATTGAAATTTGTAAGCCATTTAAAGAAAACCTCCTATAGTAAATGACAATGTGTGTTATGTCCGAAAGCACAACAACATTGCCCTTATATTTAGTATAAAAAGAGGTCTTCAGAGGTCATGTAATAAAGAATTTTGAAGCCCCGTCTGTATAAAGAGCCAAAGACGCATGAGGTGATTCTAAAACGACTTGATTTTGATTGTCGATTTTTTGAGAACCTGACGGTTTTATTATAATGATGTAGTCATCGGCACTTCCGCCTTCGTCCTTAAACACAAAAGTTTGACCTGACTGTAATACTGCGGCATCTGGAAGACTGGCTGTGATGATAGAAGAGGAGGTTGCAGTATCAATTCCAACATAGTAATCGGTAGCCAATACAGTATAGTCTTGGGTAACTGAAACTCTGTTCAGAACAAGTCCAGTTTTGATACTTGTAAGAGAATTTGCAACATCAACTGAGAATACTTCTGAGCTATCTGAATATACTGCTAACGATCCTGTGAAATGATGTGTATCATCAACAGAATCTCCAAAAGCAGTTGAGCCAGATTGATTGATCTCAGTTATTGTAGTTGCGATAAGATTAAATGAGTTCGCTTCAATATTACCTGAGACAACCAAAGATCCGGTAATAAATAAAGTATCATTCTCAAATGTTAAATTCTGAGAACCTGTTAAGTCGCCAGAACCAGAATGAAACTGTATAGCATTCGTCACATTCTTGGCTGTGATCCCACCGCCAGATCCAATAGAGGATGTAAGAATAATATTATTGCTTGAATCAATAGCGAGATAAGAAGCGGTATTTGCTCCTGTTCCAATCGATAGAGAATCTAATTGTAAAGCAGAAGCCGTGACGGAGCCGCTAACCCACAACCTGCTTCCATCAAATCGTAAGTTAGGCTCTCCAACAAGATTTTGATACGAAGAGCCAATCGTTACTAGATAATCGGCAGTTCCATTTGCTACTACTTTGGCGACACCAGTAAGTCCTGATCCATCGCCTACAAACTTACCTTCGACAATATTCTTTCCATCTTCGTCCGGTGGAGATACGATCTTTGTGTCGTTTGCGAAAACTGTACCAGAAAGGAGGTTATATGCCATTGCGAAACACTCCTATTAGAATACAAACCAATCCGAACCATTTGAGTAAAGACTGATAGCAGGCATCGTACCTGTTAACTCGTAATATCCATTGTTGTCGATGCTATTGGGAGCAGAAGCGGAAATAAAAATACCACCAGCCCTTGTCGTTAACTCATCTTTAATTACTACCACTGAACCAGAACCCGCAACAGAAGCAGAAAGCAATCTAAATTCTATATCTCCAGATCCTCCGAAACCAATAATATAATCTCCAGAAGATGCTGTTAGACCTGTGGAAGTTACCGAACGATAGTTGTATCGCATACCCATTGTTATAGATTGGCTTGTGGCAGGCAATACTTGAAAAGTAGTATCGGCAGTAGTATTCCCGACATACAGGCTTCCAGTGATCAAATGAGTATCATCATCGCTATTACCAAAGATAGTAGATCCAGATACAACATTAGTTTCATCTACAACAAAAGAACTAGCTGTGATTGTCCCTTCTATAATCATGGTTCCAGTAAGAACCATTGTGTTGGCTGCTAAACCACCGTAAGAAGCGGTATAAAATACTAAATTTCCAGAACCACTAGTGGCATTGGCACCAGTTAGAAACTGTAAAGACCCGGTGGGGCCGGCAGCTTGACCTGACCCACCAGAACTGCTAGAGCAGTTAATATATGCCCAACCCCACTGAGCCATTTATCATCCTACTCCTGCCGAACCAGACCACGAAGGCCCGATAGAACCAGAAACTCTGTCTGGTAAAATGGAAGTAAGACCAGCCATTACATCGATACCATTTCCGCCCAATAGCCAAATTTCCGAAACCTTAAGTTCGTAAACCTCGGAAACTCCGTAACCAGAAGAGCCAGATGCATCGACACGAATATAATTTGTGCCGCCAATCCCAAGCTCGGAAAAACCAAGTTTGATTGGATTTGCGGATCTGTTCGTCACTTGAAACCATCTGGTAACATAAGGAAACTGTACTGCTACAGCAGAACTGGCATCTACATTACCTTTTGCAAAAGGTCTTCCGCTGACCTGATATGCTGGAACGTGATTGACTCCAACATCCATTTTCCAAGAAATACCGCTCATATTATTACTCCCTTGTCCTTCTTAAATAGTATCTTTTATTAGTTTTTGCGTGTTTCTGCTGCTCTTTGCTTTTGCATCTCTTTTTCATGAAGACGCTTTGCCTTTCGCTTTTTTGCACGACGGACATCAGAAGGTTTAACATAGTATTGGCGATCTCTCACTGATTCTATAATTTTCTCTTTCTTTGTCTTCTTAATAAATCTGCGAATCATTCGTTCTACATTACCGCGACACTCTCGCTCAGTAACTTTTACATTCGTACCTTTCATTTTAATGCCTTCCATATGTCTGATGCATTCCCCAGAATAGAACTAATATCTACACCGGAATCGCTGGGATCTCCAAGATCAACCGCACCCGCTCTTGGAGTTGCTGCCTGTGGTTTCGTAGGCTCTACATTCTCAAAAATATCAACACCATTGTAAGAATCTTTTCCAATAGCATCCATGAGCTTTCTTCTGTGCTCTTGTAATTTTTTACGAGCCTCTACGGACTTTTGCTTTATTTGTAAGTCCTCAGAGTTGTCCTGCGGGGCAGGACGACGGGTTTCTGTGATAATCTGTCCTTGCATTCCAGCAGCAACCTCTGATACAATGTTGGTTAATAGCCCTTCCTCAAGGATCATCTCTTTGACGCATTCCTTGATAAGTGGCTTCAACATTCTTTTTAGATCACTCTGCTTCATCTAATACCTCATTGAGTAGACGGTTAATTTTATCTGCCTTGGTAAATACATTGTTTTTATATTCTTTTGCTTCTTTCATCATAAAAGCACCGGGAGTAGAAGGCTCGGATACAAAGTCAAAACAGATCAACTGAAAATCATCTTCAACGATTGTATCTCCGTTTACCTCATTGACCGAACCCATACCACGAGAAGATATACCAAGAGTAACGCCAGAATCAACCAAAGAACGAAGTATCTTACCAGACGGTGTATCGAGTACTTTAGCTTTTCCCATAACGGCATTTCCGTCCCACCATACTTCTGTAATCATGTGAGAACAATTTTTTAGGTTAATTACTGAATCATCGGGGTGATCGAGTTCTCCTAGTGCTCTCCTTTCTTTAACTAGTTTCTGGTAGTTCTTCATTTCGCGCATTAATACATTATGTGGATAAACTCTTCCGTTTCCGTTACGAGTGTCAGATTTTTGCATGACACCTGTAAGGATCATACCGCCATTGGAGATAAATCTTTTCTCTTCTTCGGTAAGAAGGTCTTTACATGTATTGCCGTCGCACAATGCATAGTATTCTCTTAGTAGTTTTTTAGACATAACCTTTTCCTATTAAAACAATTGCCGCCGCTAGCGGCGCGAGCTAACAGCCTTTCTTACATAGTCGGACTGGCTGGAGTCCCCATTTAGACATTAGATAGTTGTTCATTGTTCTTCTCCTGCTTCTGCTTCTGGATTATCTGCTTTAGAGGCAATCCGTTGCTGTAATAACTTTAAAATTTGTTCTAGTGTACTTTTGTGCTGTGGTAAATCGATACCCGGAGCCGCAGCCAATTTCGCCAAGTAATCTTGAATATCGGCAACAAATTTTCTCTCTGCTGCGGTATATTCTTTATCGCCCATAGCAACATTTTCTTTGCTTCTTTTTAACCAATCACTTGTACTAATTGTACCACTCTTTAACTTTGTTGGATCTTCTTGCATTTCTTCTTTTAAAATCTGTAAGAGTCTTTGTTTAGAAATCTTCATTTTGTGAATCCTCGATCAATGTTGGTTTAGACATTTCTATGTTTTGTGAGAACTGAATTCCCGAATCACTGAATACCATATTCAAAATATAACTAGTTCCGGAAGACAAACAACCAAATAAGAACATATTTAGAAAGGTCAGTTCATAGTTAAATAGTTCAGTCCAAGGAGAAAGCAACAATAAAAACCAGCCCACATGGAAGCCCATACACATAGGGCAATGAAAAACCTTTCCGTAGCCGTGTAGTGCTTCTTTTGTAGGTCGTAGTTTTTTTAGTATAGGCATATCGCTATATACTAAAATTTGTGTTAGTCCATAGGCTATGAGTATGAATAATAAGAGTTGCATTAGGGATTACTAATGGGAGCTAAGTCTACTTTTCCGCCTAGGCGGCCTTGTCGCCCTACATTTTGTGCAACGTTGGTTATTCTCATATTGCCAAAAATTGTGCTTAAGTCGTCGCTCATGGCATAACTATCTGTATCTAAGCCGTCTTTTATCTTCTTGATCATTTGGTCTAGAACTATTTTTTCAGCTTCGCTAGGGTTTTTTAAATCCTTGCCTTTTGTCTCCAAGTGCCTGAAAAATAACTGCATCTGATCGTTCATATCAAAATAGAAAGCGGCGCTTCCGGGTGGATGTGGCGTTGAGTCATCTAGATTGGAAAAAGCAACAACAGAAGCTCCTAAAAGTTTGGCTAGTGCTGCGCCTGTAATTTGTTCAGCACCCAAGCCAACAGCCGCACCACCAACAGGGTTTGCTACTGTCATTCCAGCGAGGGCACCAAGAGTAACAGCAACGGGTTTTGCAAATTTTCCAAACACTTTTTGCATTTGGCCTTTTGCCTCTATACCCTTAATATATTCCAACAAATCGCCAACCTTGAAAATAGTTGCAGGCTCAAGAGTTTGTTCTTGAATAACAAACCTATCCCAGTTCTCCATTATTAGTTTCATATCTTTAGACATTTTTTATATTCCTTATTCAAATGTATAGAGATAGTGAGCCGCCGTGTCGCGAACATATCTCATAGAACCCTTCTCGGATGCTTGTGGAACTTCGCCAAGTTCGGTAGAGTGTTCCGCATCTGGATCTACATAATCGGATTCGGTTTCGGCTACGAATACATCCATAGCCTCAAAGTATGGGCGTTCTTCTGAGATAAACTCGTTGATATTTACCAAAGCCATTTTAGCTGCACTAACATCTTCGTTTAGTGGTGCTTCAAGTTTGGCCTCAAAAGAGCCGTAGAAAGATCCAGCCCGGATGCTTTCGGCAATTACAACACCACGCTTTCGTAAAAAAGCGAATAGTCGGTTCTGTGCGCCATAAACATAATCAGAGATCTGTTCTTTTGGAAAGGCAATAACTTTATTCTTGGAAGAAGAAAGTACGATGTCGATGTCTCCGTGATCAAAAATCATTAGATCTCCGTTGAGACTTTTACGGACATCCATTTCTAGAGTTACTAGTTTTCTATTGGCTCTATCGCCAACTCTAATTGTTATCGCCATTATAGATCTCCTGTACTAAGGACTGGGTTTTTAGAACCGTAAGCAAGACATTTTCACTGATGGTTTGTTTAGCAAAGCCATTTAGTTTCTCGATGATCTTGTTGGTCTTTGCTAGCATATCCTTGTCTTCTAGAATACAAGGTACTTCTCTGGCTTCTACTAGCTTTTCTTTTAGTCTGCCGATCTCTTCATTGAGATACATTTTTAGTTGTAGGCCATTGTCGGAGAAGGAAGTAACATAAAAAGTCAAAAGGTTCTTTTGTTCTTTTAGCAGTTGATTCTCATACTTCTCGTTGAATAGCTTGACGGACTGGCGATAAGTTAGATTATCGATGGTAGGCATATCCGTTGTGGCTTCTTTTACGATGATAAGATCATTCATAATCTGATTCTCAAGCATAATCTTATTTTTTGGAGAAGTCTTGAAAGAAAGAATCTGTTCGATAGTAGCCAAGCAACGATAGTTGGGAACAAAGTTATTGAAAAGGTCTGGGCTTAGGTCTTTGTTGATATCGTGGATAAGTTCTGTCTGCTGCTGGAATAAACCATCGGGGTCAATCAATCGCTTCTGCATTTTGACTTCATTGAGAACTCTGCCAGCCAATTGTTTATTTGGAAACTTTTCTTCGTACAAAGAACGATAACATTCCAAGTCTTTGTATAGTAAGGTGTCTGCTCCAAAATGCTTCTTGATAATAGAAACAACTTTATCTTTTCTGGCGACATCTTCTTTGATGATACTTACTGTTGCTTCTCTTACCAATGCTTCATAAACAAAAGCGGTATTTCTCTTTTTATTATGCTTAATTTTCATGATTTTATTCCGTTAGAAGTTTTTCTTTTTTATCTAAGTCAGACAACAAATTTCGCAAAGAATCGTTGATCTCGAATAACTTGCGTTCTTCGTTTTGCTCTGCCTCATTATAAATAGTCTCACCTTCGGCATAAATACCCGCGCTTACACTTGTGGGCTTTGCAAGGGTATTTATCTCGGCACCGGGAAATACATTTCTGGTTGTGTTGCTGCTTTTTTCTGATGCTCTTAGACTATCGAAATGTCGGGTTCTTGCACCAGCATTTCGCCTATCGACCTTCTTGGGATAATATACTTTGCCCTTTGCTCCGGGGGTTAGACGAGGAGAGTTACGGGAGCCGGGAGGGACTGCGAGTAGTGCCGAGTCGTCTCCGCCGCCACCGCCTTCATCCCCGCCTCCAAGAGCAGCAGCGGCTTCGCCACCAGCATCAACAGCAGGCATTTCTTCAGGGCCGCCAAGATCCAAGTCTCCACCGCCACCTAGATCTAAGTCACCACCGCCACCTAGATCTAGGTCACCACCACCGCCGCCACCTCCTGCGGCTGCTTCTTCAGCAACCTGCTGGAGTTTAGCATCGTGATTTCTATCATAATACATTTCTCTCTGGTTACGGATAAATTCATCATGAGACATGCTGAAAATATTTTCGGCAATCCAGCGACGAGAGAAGTAGCCTTCTGTAGCAGAAGCAGCAATATCAAATTTGGTTTTCCAATGTTCGAGTTCCTGTAGTTCTGCGATCTTGCTTGGGTTATTTAGGTGTAGGTCGAAACTCAAAAGATCATCGCCACGGAAACCAAGGGTATAAAGGTGGATAATACCAATCTTTGTTAGTTCTGCAATGATGACTCGCTGTAGTCTCTGAATGGTGCGAGCGAAACGAATGTCTTTGGCTGCGAGTGTTGTTTTATCTTCTGTTGCACCTTCGCCCATAGTCAAGTAAGACTGGGGAACTTTGAGAGCAGAGAACAACTTGTCGCGAAGATACTTGATATCGTCGATGGCTGTGATATTCTGTGCGCCAGCAAGAGACTGAATATCAGTAACAGAACCAGCACGAACAGGAATAAAATAGTCCTCTTCGATAGACATTGGGTTGTATCGTAAGTCTACACGGCCAGTGTCGGGATTTACAACAGAGTGTCGCTTTAACTGGCCGACGATCTTTTGCATGTACTGCTCGACATCTTGTGGCGGAATAGCACCAACATCAATTTTAAACACTCTTCTCTCGGAAGAACGAACGACACGATAAGCCATCATCGCATCTTCCATAAGTGTTAGTTGTCGCCAGATACGACGAGCAGGTTCGAGGATAGAAGTTCCGTATGGGATCTGCTTATCGTTACCAAGAATACGGAAGTGAGCGACCTGCCAGTTCTCGAAGGTCATACCAGCAGAGTTCCACTGATATTGGATATAGTTGGGGTTTGTCGCATCTTGTCCTTCGAGTCTTTCGAGTTCCTGTGGTGGAAGAGCAATTACTGACTTGACTCCGAATTTATCATCAATATCAAGATAAAGGAAAAAATCCCCGTACTTACACATAGTGCGACTCCAACCGAATAGATTGTACTGAACATTTAGCACCTGATCAAAAAGAATGGTTAGAACTGCTTTGATTTCTTCGTTGGGACAACGAATATTTAGCATTGGTCGTAAGTCGGAATAAGTGGTCATTTCGTCAGCATAAATATCTAACGATGATGCGATCTCAGGCATGTACTCCATTTGATCGAAATCTACATATCTCTCCACTCTTCGTTGGTTAGCAATAGCGGCAGTAGCGATATTATCAAGAGGGTTATAGATAGACTTCTTGAACTGCTGACCGGAAGCAGACTTGAATCTGGAACTATACTTATCTAAATGTTGCTTTCTGATACGGCGACCAGACTGCGAACGATAATTGATAATAGGCCCTGAAAACATTCTTGTTAGGGCTTTGAAAAGTTCTGATTGTGGGTTTGTGGGATTTCTCCCGTTGTTTCTTGGCATTTATTTTCTCACTTTATAATCCAACTATATTGTGAATATAGATTTTCGGCTTCCGTCATTTTATCAAAAAGTTCGTTTCTTTTATAGCCCCTTTGCCCTTTTATTTGTGTATTAAAGGTTGTCTTGCTGGTAATGATGGCATCGGCGAAGGCTTTTTGATAATTTAGATCTCTGGCATTTGCTTGCAGTGCTGTATCCCGAACCCAACAGGCAATAGCGAGAGCCATAACCAAATCATCGTTATATCCTCTCATAGCCTGTGGCTTACCATTGTTCCAAATGAAAGTTCTCATTTCGTTGATGGTACGAGTCGAATATACCTTAATTAGTTTATTTCTTATAAACTCCTCTAATTTGGCTATAATTAGAGGCCGGGTCTTCATGCTGGTGGAAAAGCCGGGAACAGAATTTGTGATAGTATCTGCTACATGTTGCTCGATATACTCGTGTGTTGATTTGATAGAGTGATAAAGATTGGGATATTGTGCTTCGATAAGTTTATCCAGTACAGCAAAACCAATATTATTATTTTCTACAACCAACATAGCATTCCCAAACTCTCGACCAATTTGGTTTATCATAGTGGCGAATAGATCTGGGTTTGGTTTTCCGTGGTATTCGCCAATAACAGATAGAGTTTCCAACTGGATGATATGGAATGTAGAATAGTCTTCTCCGTCACCTCTTGCGACATCAGCGACCATTAGGTAGTTACAAGAAGGGTCGTACTCTTCCCATATCCAGAAGTTGCGGTCAAAGCCAGTTCTGTACTTTGGCTCTTTGACTTGTGATAGTAGCCACTCAATATCGTCGCCGTCGATAACAGTCTCACCAGAAGTATTGAAGTTGCACTCCAACTCCTGTGCGATTTGTCGTTTCGACATGTTCTTGGTTTCTTTTATAAACCATTCTTTGTCTCTATCAGGATGAACATTCCACGGGAGGTTTGTGAGGTGAAAATTATTTGCCCCTGCCTCCGCATCGGTACAAGTTTTATGAAACCAGTTTCCTACCCCGTTGGGTGTGGAAAGGGCAATACAGCGACCACCTGTAGATAGTGTAGGATACAAACCAGTCCATAGTTCTTCAAGACCCTCAATGTGTGCTGCCTCGTCAAGAACCAAAAGAGAAAGAGCCTCTGAACGACCAGCATCGCCGGAAGTTGAAGAGGCTTTGATCTGCGAACCATTTGATAATACAAATGAAGTTCTGTTGTCGATTTCGATATTGGCTATACGCAACCAGTCTGGAAGATTCTTCATAATCTTCTTGACTTTATTTACCAAGTTTCCTGCTGTGGAAAATTTAGTAGCCATAACCAAGACGTTCTTGTCTCGGTGGAAAAGTAACATCCAAACAACATACCCGGCAGTAATGGTAGAAATACCTAACTGACGGGCTTTTAGAATAACATTGAAACGATAGTCATTGAAGTCTTTGAGAAGATCATCCTGAAAATCGTAAGTTTTGAACGGAACTAAACCATGCAGCGGGTGAGAGATACGGGCATATGTCTTAAGGAAGTATGACGGATCTTTGCCACACTTCAATATCTCTTGGACACGCTGTTTTCGGTTTAGTTGGAAAGTCATTCATTTATTTTTTACGAGTATCATTTTGTGGGCGTTTGCCGCCAGAGCCATTCCAACCACCTTGATCTAAGAATGACTTCCAGTTGTTATCAAGTCTATCGGTGGATTCAACAGCAACAGCCATCTGCTCGTCTAAACCACCAACCTTATAGTTTAGTTTAGCGGTAAACCAAGAACGAACTCTGGTGGAGTTCTCAACAAAAATATCAATTTCGCCTTCTTTGGTAAGAGCGACAGACTCGCCAGTGATCTTGGAGTATTCTTTTCTAAGGAATTTTACGATCTCGTTCATCTGTCTCTCGACATCTTCTTCGAAACCATTGGCATATACTTCCTTGAGTTGTACCTCTGAATGATATGATAGGCACATCATATTCCCCATAAAGCGAACATTGAAGCCATCCATAACTCGCTTGTCAAGTAGTGGGCTTCCTTCCTCACGGCGAAGACCAGCCAATAGTGGCTTGCCGTCTTCGTCTAGTGCTCCGTCGTAAGCATTTGCTGCGGCTTGGGATAGTCCTTGTACAATTTCATAAACAGTTGCCATTTTATTATTCCTTATTGGTTCTCTTCGTAGTCACCGGAAACTTGATCGTATTCTAGTGCATGTTTTACAGATCCGATCATCTGATCGATCTGAGCGATTTTAGATTGCATCCACTCTGGTAGGTTGTCGTTGTCGCCAATCATATTATGTAGCTCTCTAGCATAGTTAGAAATCTTGTATAACTGTGACTTCATCATGGAAGCCTCACCGTCATACTCAGGATTTCCCATTTGCTCTAGCTCTTCTTTAATAATCTGTCTCAATTTTTCAGTTGTTAATTTCATTGTTCGGCCTCCAACCAGACAACCATCTTTCTTCGCGACCTTCGACATATTGTACATAGCAGCGACTACAGCAGTCAAACTTTAACATACAAACATCGTCAGTGGTTCGCTTCGGCATAGAACTACAAACAGGACATATACCAAGTGAATCTCTATTAAATAGTTTTTTTGATACTTTAATGCCATTCATGTCTACTTTTTCACCAGAATCCTCATGGTTGCGAACTTTGGCATACATATCTTTCATCTCCGACAAGTATTGCTTTTCTTTTTCTTCATCCCAATTTGCATTAGGGTTCTGTATTGCTTCCTTGCCGTATTTCTTTGCTATCGCTTGTTCGATAGCTGCTAATGTGTTTGGATCTTTTTTATTCATTGAACAGCCTGTAAGCACCATAAGTTGTACCAGCGCCGATCACAGCACCAGCAGCAGCCCATAACCATTTGCTTTGACCAGAGTTTGACTTTATAATTGTTTGCAGTTCGTCAATCTTAGCTTGTTGTGTGATGATTGTTTGCTGATGTCTGGCTATTGCTGCATCGTGGCTCGCAGTTAGGTTATCTAAATGTAATTTATACTCCGTTCCTTGAATGTCAAGTTGATATTCGGTTTCTAAAATACATTGTGCCTCAAACTCTTCTGCTGTAACCAACAACTCTGCGGTGGCGCTGGGGTTAAATAAAGTTCCCTCAAAAGGCGCGGGTTGGCCTTCTGAGAGAAAAGTAAAAGTATCATCAGCGATTGCTGTTGATATCAGTAAAAAACTAAGGAACATAAGTAAATCCGTATCTTATCATTATTGCTTCAGCCAAAGCATCTTTGTCTTGCGAGAAGTCTTCTATATATTGTTCTTTTTGTTCTGATCTCAATCTAGAAATTTCTTCTAATGCTCTTCTGTATTCTTCTGCTAGAACTCTCATGCTTTCTTTATATTCTTCCAAAGCTTTTTCTCTTTGCTCTATTTCGTCAGCATGAATACTTTTTAGCATTTCTATTTCTTCTTGTAGTGCGGCTTCTGTCGCTGAATGTGCAAGACGTACTTGATTGGCCTCATGCTTAGATCTTAGCACAAAGCCAACCAAAAGTAAAATTAAAAGTATTTCTTTCCAATGCTTTTTTATGAAACAAAGATACTGCATTATTTGTTTGAATTCTGGAAACAAGTTTCTAAAGCATTTTCTGAAATGTTTTGAGGTCTATCGGCCTAGTTGAACCTCCGGGTTTAGGATGTCTCATTTCCTCTGGGAGGTCATCCATATCCCAAACAGCATAGACCGCATATACATTACCTCCTTTCGGATTATATACTCCAATCCAAAAATCACTAATGTCGAGGGGCCGGGCTGCGCCTTTGCAACCCCCAAGTCCGCACATGAGGTCTTCGAAGCCTCGGCCATTTTTTATAATCTTATCAAAATAATTGCTTCGTTCGCTCTTTTTCATAAACCTGCTGACCGCGCTTCCTCTTTCAATTTTTTGTAGAGCTTTTAAATCTGCTTTTATTTTATCCATGAGTCCTTCCGCCTTTGATTCCCTTGCCCCATAAGCAACACCCGTATATTGTGGTATATACGATTCTCTCTCATCTATCCGCCGTAACTCTTTTAAAACTTCTTCTTTGATAATCTGTCTCAATTCTTTTTTTGTAATACTCATTGTTTTGTCTCCTGATAATTTAGTTAGGGCCAAGGCCCTTAAGTTTTACGATACCATCAATAACAGACTGACCGCCTAGATATAGACCTGAGATAACTACCCAGTCAGCCGAATCCAATAGGCCATAAGCCATTAGAGTTGTAGCCGAGATCCATACTAGAAACTTTCTAGAAATGATCTTCTCTGTAAATTTATCTAGTTTGCCTGCTGCGGCTTCTTTCATTTCTTCCATCATTTTTACCTCTCTTTGTTATCTTTCTTTACACTTTTTACACACTTCTCATATTTTTCTTTGTCTTCTCGACCAACAGAAGCCGTGCAAATAGCCCAAGGATTATTTTTTTCTTCCTCTTCTATCGCTTCGATTTCTTCTTTTATGATCTCCATCAATCTTTCTTTTGAGATTTTCACACTATTTCCCTCTTTCTATACCATTCATAGATAGTATCGCAATAAGACCGGGTACATTTTTGCGAACATAAACACCGGAGAAAAGTGTTTCGCAACGGCCACCGACAAAAGCGATGGCTGATTCTAATTGTTTAGATATTCTTGGGTCAGCAACCATCTCTTCGGATACGACAAGTATCAAAGAACCCGCTGCTGCCTTGCCTTTTGGTGGAGGACAAGATGAGCGGTTCATACAGTTATGCATAATAACTGAGCCTAAATTTGCCCCTGTCGGGTCTTTTACCATTGTAGAACCAAAAAATGCCCTTCCATCATTACCCAAGCAAGTTTCCAAGTCACGAGAATCGAAAGACTGGATAGGTGATACTTCTGTGGATAGTTTTAAAATCTGAGCGAGCATCTTACCGAACTGAGTATTCGCCATTGGATACATACCAAGCATACCAACTTGGTTTCTCAATAGTCTCGTTGATCGCTCGTTGTCAAGAACGATATGCGGATAACCAGATACATCGTTGATAAGTGTTAGAGCATTACGAGCAATTGTTGGGTTTAGCTTTTCTTGTGCTGTCGGCCAAGATACAACATAAATAACTTTGCCGCTTGCTTGGATAGAGGTCATATATCTCTCAAATACTGGATGTAATGCTGTAACAGATGATCCAGTACCGCCACCACCGCCAGCAAAAACAAACAGCCAGTCTACATGTCCTAGTCGCATTCTAAGGGCATCTTCAACAACAGCACCATTCTGTGATAGTACATCTTTACCGTATTGTGTGTTTTTACCGATTCCGTCAGAATCGGGGATCAATACTACATGTTTCTCTCCAACACCTCTTGGGATGTCTTTGCCTGTTGTATTAACCAATAGAGTTTTGGTAAAACCAATCTCTATCATGGCATGTGCCATTTTGTTGCCTCCACCACCGACACCCACGAAACCAATATTTAACGAAGAGGGAGCGGTATTTTGAGGGAGGAGGTCTTCATCGGAAAACTCCATCTGAAGGCCAAAATCCTCAACCATTCCAAAATCCTCTGCTGCCACCTGTTCGTCAAAATTGTCCTCTTCTTGGTTAAAGAGTGGTGGTGCCTCGGCTGGGGGCATAAATGAAAACTCGTCGTTAGACATACAAACTCCTATGCTGCTTTTCCGTATTCTTCAATAAAGACTTTTGTTGCTTCTTTTATAATGTATCTCTCCAATACACTTGCACTTAGGCTTCTCAAACTGGAAACTTTGATTTGGCCTCTTTCGAATTCCCTTCTTATAAGTATATGATTTTTCATAAGTTGCATAAGTTGGCTGCGAGCAGAACCAGCCTCGGAAGGGTTGATACGGAAACTATGATCCGTAGCATTGTTTCCACTAAGCATAACAGATTCACAATCATCATTTGGATCTGGTGTGCTTCCGTCATAATCGAAAGTATCATTACCCATATCGGTCTGTCTCTTGTAAGCCAAGCCAGCATTCCTATCGGCATCAGAACCTAAACGAACCCAAAACTCTGTTGCCTTTTGTTTTGTTCCGCTGCTGTGGTCAGATGTAATACCATATCCTCGCTTATCCAAAATACCCATAGCAAAACGGTAAAGGTCTAAACCAATGCCTTTTCCATGATAGGCTTCTTTTACCGCGATAGAATCTACTTGATAAGTTCTGGGAATACAAGGCTCTTCAGTTTTGCTTAGAGTGATGGTTCCAATAACTTCGATCTGGTCGGTATCATTATCTTTATTTATTTTGTAGACATGAATATCCATTTCGCCAGAGGCAGTCTCCATCATCGCACCATATTCAGAGGGATCTAAAACAGTTTTTTTCTCAATTAAAAGTTTTCTATTGATTTCTTCTAATATTATTTTTCTTATTCTAGCCTTGCTGATTTTCATCTGATTCACCTTCTGGTTCTTGGGCTTCTTCTTGTGGAACACAACCCTCTGGCAAATGGGAAACCAAAGTTTCTTTATAAACTTCAATATCGGGTTGTTCCCACTCAATTTGAGGACAATGTTTTTCATGACCTAATAAATCCTCTAAATAAAGCTGAATAGCCATAGCTTCTGTTTCCATCATAGAAGAATCTTCTAAATCAACCAATAACAAAGAAATTAAAAAGAAACTCATTGTACGATTAGCTCCTCAATACGATTGAGGATTTCTCTTACATGCTGGATGTCTCTTTCGACACCGACTAAGGTTAGTGCAACATCATCAACTTTTTTCATTTCTTCTTGAACTGTATCTACTTGTGTCTCTAGGTGACTAAGATCATTTTGTAGTTCTGCTAGCTGTACATTTGTGCTCCAGACCCATCCAGCCAAAGGCATAATCAAAGTACCCAAAATAACGGTAAATATTTTCCAAAGTAAATCAGTGTTCATATTGATGCTCATAGTTTTGCTAACCTCATAAATTTTTCTCTCAATCCAACAGTTAAGCCTTCTTCAACATCAACCAAACAGCATTCAATTTGATGTCCAATAGACTTTGGATATGAAAGGTTGTTATACTTAAATATCTCTTCGCACTCCTTTATGTCATCATCCCAGTGTTTTTTTATTTTGTGTAGCAACAGCTTTTCAAGTTTTTTGCGACCATTAGTATAAATAACTGCCTCTATTGGCAAGTTTAAGTTTTTTATTGTTTCTTGTGGCAAAGGACTGGTATCCCAATCAAATTTAAAATCGATTGGGTCATATTCGATTCGTGAGGTAATAATATAAATGGTATGACCCTCATCAGACAACTTTCTCAATATTGAGATGTTTTCGTAATGAGGGCCGTCGTATATCACATCTATTAGTTTACCTTCTGAATCTCGAATACCCTTATACTTGATAAGAGTATTGTCGTAGTCAAAAGAGTAGTTCATATTTCTAGCTTGTTATTCTTAGTCTCTTTTTAACTATAGATTAGGATCTCTCGCTGGCTTGTAAGGCGGATTGACATTAATTTGGCCTTTTTGTAGAGCATCGGCGGCTTTTTTCACCCTCTTACCACCATCAATAACAGGCATATCTGGGCGTGCAGGGGCCCAAGGAGGTGTTTCCATTGTTAATGTCTGTACATTTTGAGCCATTTTGTTCGCAGCGGCTTCTACAGCGGCTTCTCCCTGCTGGCCTGTAAATTTTTCCAAAACCTCCATAACATCTTCTGCTTTCATACCCCAAGCTTTTCCGTTTTTGGCATAGGCTAGCAAAGTTTGTTTAATTTTTTCGGGAACGAATTGGTCAAAGCCGCCAGTACCGGGCTTGCCTTGTTTGACCCTAAACATGCCTTTTGTCATTGCATTCAAAACAGGAACTAGTTTTTCGCCGGGAAAATGTACTAAATATCCACCAACTTGAAGACTTGGATCGATCATAGCAGTCGCAATCCATCGATGGTGACCATCCATAATATACCCGTCTTCACTAATAAAAGCACCTAGATCTCCCCCGGCGCTAATTGCGTGTCCATCCCACATCATATTTAAAGCCATAGCCAAAGCTTTGCCAATATTCATACTAGATTGTGAAGGCTTAAGCTGCTGAACTGGTGCAATGCCTTCTGGTTTATGCTCAACTTTAATTTGATCATCCGGGGCTAGCTCGTCTTTTGTGCCTGTTCTCGACAAGAAATTAGCACGTTTTGGCTCGACGTCAGACAATTTGAGCGGGAACATATTGGGATCTAGTTTATTGGGATCCGCTTCCTCATTTACAAATCTCTTCCAGCTTTCCATAATAAGTTTCATTGATTTATCCTCGCATATCCTTTATTTTTTTCAATAACGATCTGCATGTCTACACAATCCTTAAGTGAATCCAAATGCGAGATCAATAGAACGTTTTTGAAATATACCTTAATTAGTTCCAAGATACGAATAAAGCCCTCCATATTTTCTTCGTCCAAAGCAGTTCCCGGCTCATCTAAAATAAAAATATCCGCCTTTGGAAGCGATGAAACACTAAGTAGAGCCAGTCTTATCGCAATAGCCGCCATTGTCTTTTCTGCACCAGAACCCATTTCGATAGGTCGTGGGTCATGTGATGGGTGCTTAATAAAAATATCAAGTTTATTGTTATTGCTCTCAAAAAATACTTCGAAATCTACAATGTTCGCCAAGATCTTTGCGACCTCTTGGTTGATAACTGGGATTCGCTTCTTGATAATATCATAAGCAATACCATTTGGATGCATACAGCGAAGGAATAGGTCGCAAGCAGAATACTCGCGCATTAGTGCTTGATGTGCTTCTTTCTCTTCTCTGATGGTTTGTAGTTTCTGTTCTGCGGAGCCGATGTTCTTATAGAGTGTAATGTTACTCTTTTCGCACTTATCTACCTCTGCATCTGCTTTTTTAATTTGCTTCTCTGTGCTTTTCTTTTGTGATAGTAGTTCTTGTAGGTTCTCGATGACTTCTTTGTTTTGATTGTACTCGTTGATCTTGATGTCGATCTCTCGCAAATCGAACTCTTTGCTTGTCTTTGTATTGTGGGTTCTCTCAACCTTTAGTTTTAGATTTGAGATTTCCTTATCCAAAGTTGTGGATAGAGTTTCGATTTCGTTGTATTGAGTTAGTCGTGTATCCACCTCATCAATCTTGAGAGAGCGGTAAGTATCGAGAGCATGTTTTAGTTGGCTCTCGACGGTTTGAGCATTCATAACAGAAACATGAGCATCCTTGATGAAACGGCAAGTTGGAAAGTCACTTCCGCAAGGAATACTACCGAGCAATTGTCGCTTCTTATCAATATCGTCAAGTTCTGACTTTAGGCCCTTTGCTGTGTTTCGTAGGTCATCAGCAGTCTTTTTCTTTGCTCTCAACTCTCCAATATCAATAGCAGACAAGAAAGTTTGTGCTTTTTGTAGTCGATCTTCCTTTGTACGGATGTTGTTTATATCTGTAGCAATGCTTTCTTGTAGCAAAGAAATGACATTTGTTGCTTCTTCCTTGGAGTTTAGCAACTTACCAATATCAATAATCTCTGATGGCAAACTATCGATTTGTGTTTGTAGAGTTGTTAGTTCCGCATTTAGGGACGACAGACTTGCTGCCAGAACACGACAACGGGCTTCGTTTTGCTTTGAGGATGCTTTTAATTCTTTTACATTATCCAAAGTGTTTTGGATTTCTGTATCAAAGTCTCGGTTCTCGTTCTTGCGAATAAGTGCTTTGTAGCCAACAAAGTCTTCTTTTGCTGTCTTAAATTTCTTATCAAACAACTCCAAGTCAAGAAACTTAGCAATAATTTCTTTTCGCTTGGTAGATCCTTCGTCTAGAAATGTAAATGCTCCGTGCTGTGAGGCCAATGAGGACATAGAAAAATCTTCAATGGTGCCGAAGGTCTTGCGAATATTTGCATCCGTCTGCATGCGGGTGGTGCCGTTTAGAGAAGTGGTTACGCCTGTAATCATATCATACTTCTCAAAGTTTAGATCTGTTTTGGCTTCTAGTGTTTCTTCGCCTTTTAGACGCTTGGTATATTTCTCTGATGTTCTGGTAATTTTGTAAATATCTGTGCCAACCTCAATCTCGATATAGCCATTACAAGTATTCTGGTTCTGGTTGATGATATTGAGGTTCTTCCGTTCGTTCTTGGAAGTTGTGTTGAACATCGTGTATAGTGCGGCATCAATAACGGAACTCTTACCAGAAAAGTTCTTACCGAAGATGCCGATAATACCGCCCAAGTTGTCGAAGTTGATGCTGTTGTCTTTGCCGTAGTTGAAAAGGTTGTCCCACTTGAACTGGCGGAGTTTCCAATTTACATTTCTGGAAATGTCTTCCGACTCTTCGATGATGCGATTATATTTTTTATTTAGTTCATAAACGGCATTGATGGTGTCGTCGTCAACTTCGAACTCTTCCAGATACTCTGCGATAATTCGCTCTTGAACTTTAATATCTCGTAGGTTTTCGTTCTTGAAGCGGTCATCGACTTCTGTAACACTTCCTCGTTCTCCTGCTGCTCGGTTCAAGAAAGTAATACTTTCTGGCTTGAAACGATGCTTTGCTACTTCGAGTGCCTTATGCATTGCTTGTAGAGGCAAATTGTTGTTGCTGGCGAGCCGCAGACGAGCATTTTCAGGCACAGAAATATTTCTAGGCATCTGCCCCTTGGGAGTAAGATTTATTGTGAAAAACGGAATAGGATTGGGGATTGTGTGATGATTTACAGAAAAAGTATTTTTATCTTGGATATCCCAAATCAAATAACCTTTGTTGTCTGTTTCTCCATGGTTTTGCTGAACGGTAGAACCAGCATACCAAATGCGACCTTCATCGTCCATTTGCTGTGTCTTATGAATATCGCCAAGCATAGCAAAGTCGAAATGATCAAAGATGCTGATCTCGTCTTCGCCAGAACTCATAGTCCAGTTGCTATCGGTCTTGCAGTTGCTAATAGACCCATGATACAAAGCAATATTAATTTTATTTGTATCTGTTGGCTGTGTCCAGTTGTCTCGGTCAAACACAGAAAGCACATTTAGACAAAAGTTGTTGTCCAAGTGTGTTTCGCCAGAATCTTTTAGCAAATAAAGATTTGGTAGATTTAGTGCCTCGACGATGGGAGTGATAGCATCTTGACGACTGCTGTTTTTTAGATTACCATCGTGGTTGCCGAGAATAATATATGTCGGGGCAATATCAGACAGATTCCGAAAAAACTCGGAACACATCTGAACGAACTCCGGAGAGATCTGTGTTTTTGTGTGGGCGATGTCGCCTGTGTGGATAATGTAATCCACACCAAGACTTTTTAGTTCTTCGTATAGCTTGTTGAAAACTATGTTGTATTCGTAATGAAATTTTAGATTTTTGATGTGTGTGTCGGAAATATGTGCGAACTTCAAAATACCATGCTCCAAAAAAAGATAGAAAAGTAAAAGAAAAAGTACAAAATCATGGCTTCCACCATGAGTTTGCTAACGAATCTTGTGATCTTTTTTGTTTCCATACATATAGAATAGCACAGAAACATGGTGCTGGCAAGTATTTTCTTTATCTTGCGGCTCTTTTTTGTAGGAGATCATAGGCCACGGACCACTCCAATGGGAGCAAAAGAAACTGATCGGCTTCTTCTCCATATAATTCTCTCATTTTTTCTTGCGTAGCCTCATCAGAATGTTGCACATCAAGAACAGGCGAGTACAAATCATCATGATAAGACCAGAATACTGAGGATCCTCGACGTCCACCACCTGTGACATATTGTTCCAAGCGTTCATCTCCTGCTGAATCTCCGGCTAGCCAGATCATTCTCAAAAGCAATTCATAATCAGCTTTGGTCATACCAATTGCAGGCAATAATTCATCGTCAGGTATTTGATCAGCCGGAACATAAGCAAATCCCTTGGCGATTTTTCCATTAGCCATCATTCCAAAACCCGGACTAATGGGGGCTGCTTCAAGTCTATCCCCATATGTATTTCTAATTTGATCTAAATCTTGATATATATCTCCTGTCGGTGTTTCGCCTTCAGCAGTAGCCATTTGCATAAAATTACTTATGTTTTGTGCATTCTCCTGTCCCGCAGCCATTGCATCTCTGATGTTCTCTGCTGCTGCCAGTTCGGCAGGATCATAAGAATCAGCATATGTCCCCAATCCCTCGGCTACACCACCAGCAAAAAGACCGATTAAAGCTAATTGGATTATTCTTCTTTTACCGGGAAGATCAAAAAATAGTTTTTTATCTTTTTTCTTTTGTGGTGGTGGGGCAACTTTTTGTATTTCGCCACCTTCCAAATCGTTCATCATATTTTCATAGTAATCTTCATCAAAAAACTTTTTGACAAAATCGACTAAGCCTTCTTGAAGCAGATCTTTTTTTATCTGCTCAACCAAAAGTTTTTGTCTTACTTCTTCTGTGATAATCTCTCTTAGTCTTTCTGGTGTGATTCTCATTCTGTTTTCGGTTACTGGCTGTTCTTGCTGCGGAGCGGATTCCAACTGCTGTTTTACTTCGTTGGTAAATTGGATATAATCTGGTACTCTTCCACCCAGTACGGCCAGAACATCTTGTTTTGTCGCGCCGTTAGGTATTTTAGTAATGATGGCTCTTGTCATCTTTATCGGGCCAATGCCGACTGCTTCATACTGGTTTGCGCCGCATCCTTCTGGTGCCCAGCGCTCATTCCCGCCAACCGCAACAGGTTTCTGCGGCTGTTCTTCGCCGGGGTCGATTGTCACGGCATCCGGCTTACCATAACTGGCGAATTTATAGTTGGTTAATGGCGCTTCATCGATAAATTTGTTTTCACTTGTACTTGCTACCAATATAAAACCATAATTTTCTGGTTTACGCATTTTGTCAACAAAACAACCCGGAGTTTCTAACTTCTTAGACCAAGAAGATCCGACAACATCACCTTCTCCTACTCCTCCGTCATCTGTCGTGGGTTGGCCTCTCTGTAGAGGTGTCAAGACATTCCATTTATCAACCAAGATTGTTTTTGTCAATTCTGCTGGAGCATGCATTCCTCTATAGACATCGCCGCCGGTATACATTCTAAAAACACCGGGATAGTCAGACATTAAGGCTTGTATTTGGTCTGCTGTTTGCTGGCGAAGAGGATAGTTCTTGCGAAAGTGAGCATTTATACGGATAGCCAATTCTTTTTCGAGTGGTGTATCTTCTTCTTTCGCCTTTTCTGGATCCGGAGTGACCGCTACTTTCGGAAATGCATATCTCCCAAGTGCGGCTTCTTCCATAATAATCTGTCTTAGTCTTTCTCGTGTGATCTTCATCAAATTGCCTCCAACATATTTAGCAGTAAATAGTTATCACCATCAATAAAAGATGCACTGTTCTTTCTCTGCTCGAATATTTGGCGAGACATAGAACCAACGTCATCATATCCAGTGGTGTCTATTTTATATAGTTCGATATCATACTTGGAAAGCATACGAATGACTGCATTTTCTTTCTTCTGTGCGTCTTCGTCAAAGGCAAGATATACAGGTGTATCGTGATATACGATCTTTTTTATCAGTTTTGAGTCTGCTCTTAATGTAGAACCCAAGATGGGAACAGCATTTCCGGCGACAATAGCATCGAAAACACCTTCAACAAGTATCAAATCGGACTCCCAATCAACGAAAAGTTCGTTGAAAATGATGTCTTTTGATGCTCTGGGGTTCTTATATTTATAAGAATCGCCAATAAACGAGCGGCTGATAAAATAATTTACATCGCCATCATCGTCAAATGAAGGCACAATTACCCTGTTTCTATACTCTCCAGCAAGGCAATAGCCCATTTTCCAGCGAAGAATATCGAAATCATCCAGTCCTCGCGAGATAAGATACTCGTATGGCTTTCTGGCTGCTAATGATAGGGTTCTGGATGATAATGTATGA